CAAGCATCAAGCCGGGGCGGCGGCGCTCTGGGCGGTGAGACGCTCGGTCTGCCTACCCTCTTCGGCTCAATGGCGCCCGGCGGCGGGAACGAGCTCAGCGACCTAACTGGCGACATACCGCCGGCCGTGTCATCGATCCCCCAGCTACTTCGCCGCACTCCTGAATCAGAGACGGGGCTCACTGCCGGCGAGGACACCACCTCGGCGATTCCCATTGCGCCCGACATACAGCCGAAGCCTTACACACTGATCACCAGGCCCCAGCCGAGCGAGTTGGATGGCGTTCTTAATACTGTGCTCGGACTCGGAAAGTCGATGCTTGGAGGCGGAGGGTCCGGCGGCGGCTCGGCGGCGTCGTCGTCAGCGGCAGATGCGGCGGGCTCAAGCGCATCCGACATCTCGGACTCAGATTTTAGCGACCTCATGGATTTCAGCGGCTTCGCCAAGGGCGGCTTGAATGGTCGCGTCCATGGGCCTGGCACCGGGACGAGCGACAGCATGCTTGCCCGCTTTTCTAATGGCGAATTCATTACCAAAGCCTCATCGACAGCAAAGTATCTACCCCTGCTCAAGGCCATCAACAGCGACACGCTAAAGTTCGCGGGCGGCGGATATGTCGGCTTCGACGATGGCGGATTCGTCTCACCGAGCGCGGCTTATTCTCCCGGCGAACGAAGCTGGAGCACGATGAGCAGCGCGTCGAACCAAATGGCGGCCGCCAATACCTCCGGCTCGCGATCATCTAGCGGCGATTCGCACCAGTGGAACATCCACATCCCGCCAGGCGCCAATGATCCCGCTCAGATGACGGCCGCCTTCGATCGTCACATGCGGACGGCCGCCCCTCAGATCGCCGCCCTGGCTCTCCACGCCGTCAAGGATCAGCAACTGCGGCGCGCACCGAGCGCCAGATAACCCATGACCATCTCAGCCATCACAGTCGGCGGCCAGCCCGTCAACCTTGTAACCATGCCTGCGTTCCCAGGTATGCGCACGGTTGAATTTGAGATGAGAGACGCGGTCGCGATCGTAACCTCGAGTTTCACCGGCCAGGTACAGGCACAACAGTGGCCGGGCGCCGATATGCTGCGCGGAACCATGACGCTTCCTGTGCTCAAGCAGCCGGAAGCCGCGGCGTGGATCTCCTTTCTGATGGAGCTCCGGGGCATGGCGAACGCGTTCCAAATTGGCGATCCGCTCCAGACCTCACCGATGGGAACGGGCGCAGGAACGCCGGTCGTCAACGGCGCGCAGGCTGCAGGCAGCCAGACGCTCGCGATGAGCGGATTTACCGGCTCCGGATGTTTGCTCCCGGGGGACTGGATCCAGGTCGGCTTTCGTCTCTATCGCGTGCTCGAGCAGCAAGATTCTGGCACGGCTTCGGTGGGGATCTGGCCATCTCTCCGCGAAGCTGTGACCGACGGAGAGACGGTCATCACTTCGAATACGCTAGGCCTCTTTCGTCTCGCGGCAAATAACCGGACCTGGTCGTCTGACATCACTCGTTATTCGCAGATCTCCTTCAAGATTCAGGAATATCGATGACCCGGAATCTCGACCCGACGCTCGCAGCTGGCCTATCTGCGGGGCTCATCCAACCGGTCGTGCTCGTCGAACTCACATTCAATTCGGGCATAGTACACGTGTGGAGCGGTCTCGGCGACCTGGTCTGGAATGGAAACACCTACAGTGGCGTGGGGAATCTCGGCAGCATTGGCCCAATCGGAGAAGGCTCGGCGGTCAAGGCAGATGGCACCACGGTCACGTTATCGGGCATCGGACTTTCCTCCCTTGATATTCCTGGGCAGCCTACCCCACCGGATCCTCCCGTCACTCCGCCAGCCGGTCAATCGGTCGCGTGGGCGCATGCGACTGTCGCCCCGACCCCAGGCATTTTCTCCAATGCGCCCAGCATCTACAACGCGGAGCTCGGCTGTTCCGGTGCAGCTAGCGGAGGTCTAAATTCCGGATCGCTTGGCATGACGAATGGGCAATCGCTGTTCGGGCAAAACAGCATCGGGCTCACGTGGGCAGGCTTCCGTATGCCTCCGGAAATTCCCCTTGGCGCAGTCATTGCCGCGGTCTATCCGGTAGTGGTCGTATCCTCGCTCGAAACAGGCGGCCTTGTGGAGCTCAGCTGCGGATCGGACAATTTTGGCGTGTCAGGGGGGACCAATGTTGGCACAAAGATCCTAACAATCGCAGGGCCCATATCGGCCCTTGTCGCAAACAGCGTTCCGGGTCCTGCAAATACTTCTATGGGGATCAGCTTCGTTGGATTCGCCGTTTATTACAAGGGCGTTCCGCAGTCGAAAACGACGCTGCTCTATGAGGCACTGCAGGATATCCGCACGGGCGCACCCGCGAAGATCTGGTATGGACTGATGTCCAGCGGTTCATTCCTTGGCACACCGTATCTCATCTTCAGCGGCCAGGTCGATAAGCCCACAATGAAGGCCAGCGTTGATACGCTGAGCATCACCCTGGCGCTCGAAAACCGGCTGGTTAACCTGCAGCGGCCCAATGCGCGCCGGTATACCGCGGCGGATCAGCGGCTCTATTTCCCAACCGATTCAGCATTCAACTGGGTCGAGATCCTGAACGACATGGCGCTCGTATGGGGCTGAAGCGCGCGGAGCACTGGGCCACTCGCGAATTCCACACCTTCCTCTTGGCGCGGGCGAAGGTTCCATTTGCCTGGGGAACGAACGATTGCTGCCTGTTCCCGGCGGACGCGATCAAGAGCTTTACCGGCGTCGATCTCGCTGCAGACTTTCGCGGCAAATACACCGACCAGGCGGGCGCGTTCGCCGCGATTAAGTCGGTAGCGAATGGCGTGACCGTCGCTGATGCCGCCGCCTACTGCGCTGCCAAGCATGAATTGAAGGAGTGGCCGTTCCCGCTGCAGGCCAAGCGCGGCGACCTAGTGGTGATCGATCAACCGGGCGGACTCATCGCGGGCGTCGTGCACCTGAATGGACGCCATGTGATCACGGTCAGCGAAACAGGATTAGTACGGCTGCCGATCACAGCAGTTAAAAGGGCGTGGGCAGTATAGAGGTGGAAGGAATGAGAAAGATCTTCGTTGCCGCAGTTTTGTCTATCTGCGCTCTTGCAGTCGATGCTCAGGTGCAGCCGCGGCCGGGCTGCACTCTACAACTGCGCTCTAACGACGACGCAAATGGGCAACTACTTTAGCGCAGGACCACAGATCAATTGAGGTCGCGAATGTCGGTCAATTGGATATCAACCTGATCGACAGATTGGTCCGGATCGAGCCTATACCCGTTTCTGAACTGGGACAAAATCGTTAATTCGGGCAAGAACTCAGCTTGTCCGTGGATGTCTTCATAGGCTGAGCCTCGCACTACCTGGCGCCCGTCTTCCATCTCTTCAACTCTCTCTATGCGGGCTATTCGTACTTCGCCGTTTTCCCTGTACCGGAATTCTTCTATGGGTAGCTTTTCGGCGCCCGGTCGAAGCGTGAAGCTGAAGGTGTCAATGCTCACCGATTTCATTTCGCAATTGTCCTCCAAAAGGGTCGTGCATGTCTAAGGCAATCCAAGGGGCCGCAATGCTTGCGGGAGCTGTCGGCATGGGCGCGGCCGCGTTCCTCGATCCCGCCCTGGTGGCGTCGCCATTCTTTGACAAGATCATGGCGTCGCTCGTCATCGGGGGAATTTCGATGGAAGCCGGCGCGATCGCGGGCGCCCTCATGCAGAACCGCGGCATGGGCATCACCACGCGCCAGCCTGCGTCGATGCGCCAGATCGTTTATGGGGAACAGCGCGTCGGCGGCGTCGAAATCTATCGCTCGACCACGGGCAGCCAGCACGACCAATTCAATTACATCATCGTGATCGCGGGCCACGAGATAGACAGCATCGTCAACCTCTATCTCGATGGCCGGCAAGTTTATTGGCTGGGAAGCGGGAGCGGATGGTCCGTCCGCAACGGCGTCGGATTCGGAGGGATCGCCGACAACAACACGCATATCGGCCCTGGCGGCCAACACTACAATTTCGGCGGAACTGGGCATAGCGGGATCTACTGCGAAGCGCGATACGGCGACCAGGAGGAGGGCGATGTAATCAGCGCCATGACCGCCAACGATCCGAACTGGGCAGCCTCTGGCGGTAACAGTCCATGGGTCGCGGGCTGCGCTTACATCTATCTCAAGATTGAATACAATCCGGGGCTCTTTCCCTCTGAGCCGGAGATTCGCCTCACTGTCCGCGGCAAAAACAACATTTATGACCCGCGCACATTCACGACCGGCTTCACGAATAACTGGGCCCTCATCATCGCGGACGTATTGCTGGATCCGACCTTCGGCCTGGGAGACGTGGGCGCAGTAAACACGGACCAGTTGATCGCCGCGGCCAATGTATGCGACGAGCAGGTTCCACTCGCGATCGGCGGGACCGAATCGCGCTACTGCTGCGACTGGCACTATGACACGGGAACCTCGCCGGGAGATGTTCTGCAGACGATGATGCCGGCGGCCGCGGGGCGCTTAAGCCGCATCGGCGGGGAATGGTTTATCTGGCCCGCATATTGGCAAGGGCCGTCGTTCACGTTCGACGAAAGCTCACTCACTGGCGAGATAGAGTGGGTCCCTTACCGCAGCCTCCGCGATCTGATAAACCGCGTAAATGGCACTTACATTGCGCCAAATAGCCCGTGGAACGTCGCCGGCAACCTTTACGACTCGAACGGCTGGTATAACGGCACGATCGCGAACCAATTCCCTTTTGCCTTCACTCCCACAAATTACCCCCAATACGCGCAGGACGTCCTCCACGGCTATGCGGCGGATGTATTTCTCGAGCAAGATAGCGGTGTCGTTGGCACCTGGGACGGAGGGACGACTTACAACCTAAACGATGCGGTCATCTTCTCGGCTCCAACCTCGCCCGCTGGACCTCCCATAATTTACCGGTCGCTATTCCAGGGCAACGTCGGAAATGAGCCGGACACACACAGCGTGCCATACGTGGGAAGCTCGACCGCATGGACGAGCGGCGGAACATTCGCCGACGGCGCGGCTTGCACCTACCAGGGAAATATCTATATCTCCCTCGCCGATGGGAATACCGGAAATGAGCCGGACACTTCGCCGCTATCGTGGCAACTCTTCCAGTGCTGGATAGCATGGAGCAACCAGCTACCGCTCGAACTCGTTCAGAACTGCGTTCTTTCCGTAGCGCAGGCGCAACGCTGTGCAAAGATCACGCTCCTGCGCAATCGCCAGCAGGGCACTGGGACCTTCCCGATGGCCCTCGAGGCCTGGCAGATGCAGCCGCTCGACGTGATGCAGCTCGCATTCTCCCCCTATGGCTGGGGCGCGAAGCAACTCGAGATCAGCGCCACCACGTTCCACATCGATCCGGCAGAGGACGAGGGCGGCGCACCGAGCGTCCGGTTCACTGTGAGCGGGCAAGAGACCGACGAGACCACATATGAATGGTCGACCACCGAGGAGCTGAGCGTTTACGACGTGCCAGGAAATCCGAACATCTCGCCATACGTGGTGGACCCGCCGTCCGATCTTGTGCTTCTTTCCGATGCCACCACGGCAGTCATCGGAGCCGACGGCGTAAACACGCCAAGGATCCTCGCAACCTGGGTTCCGTCTCCTGATGTGCTCGTGACGCAAACCCAGATTCAATATCAGCTCGCATCGAGCCCACTGGGGCCATGGATCGACGTCGGCACGGTCGACACTGCGACCACGTCCGCGTATATCTCAGGCGTCATCTCTGGCGATTATTACAACGTGCAAATTCGGGCTCTTCGCGCGAATGGAGCCACGTCGGTATGGGTTGAAGCAGGACCGGTCCTCGTCGGCGCGCCCAATTCGCTGCAGAACTCCTACAGCAATAATCCCGCCATTTCCCTTTCGCAGACAGACGGGACCACGATCGCGATGCAGCAAGTGGCCGTTACGTTTGGCGCCAATACAGTGCAATATGCGGCCCGCAACGTCACCATCCCCGCACCGGCGGCTCCGACATGGTATTACGTCACTATCAATGATCCAACCCAGAGCGGTGAATCTGGGAGCCCCATAAGCGCGACGCTGACCGCGAATGCCTCCACGGATACCAATCTCTGCGGAGTCATCGGGCAGACCTATATGGGTGCGATCCTGATGTTGCCGGGCGGAGGCGCGATTAGCGAGTTAGCCGGCGGATGGCCTGCGCCCACCACGTTTCAGGTGGGCCCATGAGTCAGCCGACCACCGGGATACTCCTCAACTCCACCAATCCGTCCGCTCCAGCCGGCAATCAGAATGTTAAGCCGCAATCTGACGGCGCCGTGCCCATGCAGTCGGTCAGCTTCTATCCTCAGCCGGCCACGGATTCCCTCCTCGGTGTCGTTAAGCCCGATGGAACCACAATCATCATCGCGGATGACGGCACGATCAGCACCGAAACTGCAGGTGCGTCTAGCATCATCCAGGCCGTCCAGCAGCAGCTTTACGTGTTCGCGAATGACACTGGCACGGCCAATGCATACATAGTCGCGCAGACTCCTCCACCCGTCATCGTCATAGGATCGAAGGTTGTTTTTCTCGCGGCAAATGCCAACACCGGACCATCCACGCTAACGATAGATTCGTCGCCAATAAGCACGGCGCCAATTACCAAGGAGGGCGGCCTTCCTCTAACCGGCGGCGAAATTGATGCGGGCCAGGTCATCGAGGCGGTATTTGACGGTACTAACTTTCAGATTGTCGGCGGCGGCTCCGGAAGCATCGGCACGGGCGGAGGCGGAGGCGGATCGGGCAGCGGACTCGGCGATGTGATTCCCGCGGGCGCGATCGACGGCGTCAATGTCACGTTCACTGTCCCCACAGATGGGAGCCCCGGCCCTGGCGGCGGCGGTGGCGGAGGCGGATCGGGCGTCGCATTCGTTCAGAGCGCGTCGAGCTACGTAAACCTCGACTCGACCATCTCTCAGGCGTTCGCCTCGAATAATGCCGCTGGAAACTGCCTAATCGTCGACGTCATCTGGTCCGAGCAGTTCACCGGAGCGGGCAGTTCGATCGCCGTCACCGATTCACAAGGAAACACATACACGCTTGTGAATACGAGCGCTGAGCAGAACAATTATTTCGCATCGGTCTTCATCGCTCCGAACTGCAAAGCCGGCGCAAATACCGTAACGGTTACATTCACCGGATTCATTTCTGCAAACCAGGGCATGGCAGTCGCGATCCATGAATACAGCGGGATTGCCACCACGCTCCCGCTTGATGTTTTCACCTTCACCCCAGCTGGAGGAGGCTCTCCTACCTCGCTTACGGCCTCAACAACCACCTCGGTTGGCCCCGATCTGCTCCACGTTTTCGGCGCAACCAACACCGCGTCGACCGTCCCATTTACCGACACGCTAGGAGCTACGGCACGCGAGTCGCAATCGAATAGTGGGACGGTTGGGAACAGCAACCCGTCTTACTTCACGAGCTTCGATATTTTGGAGGGCGCCGCAGGAACGTTTTCCGAAACCGTGGAATTCGGCACCGCGGTGAACTATGGATTTCTCTATGTCATAGCGCTCAAATCGACGACCGCGGGCGGCGGAGGAGGCGGCTCGACCGGAGGCGCGAGAGGCAATCTTTACCGCAATGGCGTCCTTCAGAATCCGCTCGGACCCACGCCCGATTACACCATCGTTGGCACCACGATCACGATGGCTATTCCTCCGGTCGCGGTACCGTCGCCGGATTGGCTAGTCTGGGTCTATCTCTCCGGTTCAGTAGGTCCACCGGGACCAGCTGGCGGCGGCATAACCACCCTCGTCGGCGATGTGACGGCGGGGCCTGGGGTCGGCACCGTCAGTGCGACCCTGGCGGCTTCCGGCGTCACAGCCGGCACCTATGAAAAGGTGACCGTAGACGCGAAGGGGCGCGTGACTTCAGGGGCTTCGCTGTCTGCCGGCGATGTTTCGGCCGCTCTCGGCGTGCAGCCCGAAAACACCTTCCTTGCGGGTCCGATCGGGCCCACATCGCCCGCTGCCACGCCAACGTTCCGGACCATCGGCGCGGGTGATCTCCCTGCAACGACGGTGACGCCTGGCAGCTATACCAGCGCGAATATTACCGTCGAGGCGGACGGGAGACTCACTGCAGCGGCTAATGGCTCCGGTGCGCCAACTCCGATCCAGGAAACCCCCTCCGGCACGATGAACGGGGTCAACCTCACATTCACGCTGGCCAACACACCGAACCCGGCTGCATCGCTCGACGTTTATCTGAATGGCGTCTGGCAGGGACCGAACTGGATCAGCGTGAGCGGAGCGACGATCACTTTTACCGTGGCTCCCAAATCAACGGACAAGCTACGCGCGCGATACACGTATTAGGGGGTAGAGCATGGCCGTCGCATTCGTCCAGGGGAACAATGCATACAACTCGAGCGTTGCCGGGTTGACCTCGATATGCGCCTTCTCCTCGAACAATACCTCCGGCAATTGCCTCGTGGTCGACGTTTTTTTGCAGGAGTTGTTTTCCGGCTTTGGAACTTACACCGTTTCTGACTCTGCGGGCAATACGTGGCATACGGCGGTGAATTCTGAGAATACCGGCAATGGCTTTTTCGGCACATTTTACGCACTGAACTGCGCCGCCGGGGCGAACACGGTTAAGGTCAACTACACAGGGAGCGGCGGCAAGTGCCTCATGGCCGTCCATGAATATTCCGGTGTGGTTTTGACATCCGCCCAGGATGCCATCAATCAGCAGTTTCAAACCTCTCGCACAAATGGACAGACTCTTGTTCCGACACTCAGCACTTCGGCCGCGGGAGATCTCCTACACGTAGCTACTGGCGGGTCAGGTAACTCGGGAGATGCCAGCGCTATCGCAAACAGTCTCAGTTGGACCCAGCGGGAATTCGCAGCGTCCGGAGCCACAAACAGCCCGTTCATCGCATCATGGGATGGCGTCGGCGGGGGCGCCGGCAGCGTGACCAACACCTTGACTTATAGCGCGGGTGCGACTCTAAGCGACGTGGCCGCCAATTTGCTCGCGCTCTTCGCCACGGCACCGGCCGGCGGCTTACTTGTCAATCGCGGAATGGATGGCGGGATGCGCCCGCAATTTAAAGGGGGAATGAATGGCAAAGCTCAGCATAGTTCAAGGTTCGACCTCGAAGATGGTCGCGATCTTCGTTCTGAATTCGAGCGTCACCACAGGCGCGGGGCTTACCGGATTGGCCTACAACACCAGCGGCCTGACGGCGTACTACTTGCGCGAAGGGGCGGGCTCTACGGTACAAATTACCCTGGCCACGATGACGCTGGGCACCTGGGCGACCGGCGGGCTCATAGTCGCTGATGCGACGAACATGCCGGGGGTCTATATCCTCAGCATCCCGAATGCCGCCCTGGCTTCAGGCGCGAAATCGGTCGTAATCTTTCTCCAGGGTGCGACGAACATGGCGCCAGTCGTCCTCGAGATAGAACTTACCGCAGTCGACAACCAGGACTCGGTCCGCTTTGGGATGTCGGCGCTCCCCAACGGCTCAACGCGCATAAAGAAGAATGCGTCCATGGCCAACTTTCCGATCTACATGGTTTCGTCCGTCGACCATGTCACGCCTAAGACCGGCCTCACCATCACCGCCCAGCGCTCGCTCGACGGAGGGGCATTCTCGAGTTGCGCAAACTCGGCGTCCGAAATCGGGCTCGGCTGGTATGTGATAGCGCTCGCCACCACGGACACGAACGCAGACCTGATCCTGTTCGAATTCACTGCGACTGGCGCGGATGCAACTGCATTTCCCGTCGTCACCCAGCCGTAAGACGGAGCGCGAATGTTTCTTCACTTTCTGAATACCGGACCGTCCGCCGGTCCGCTTTTGATGGGGCTTCGCAACCGCAGCGCAGCGCTGGCCCCGGTTCCGGCGACCGCGAGAGGCGACATTGATTTCGATCAGATTCTCGTCGCGGCCCGGACGGGCAACGGGAACCAGCTGCATACGTGGACCACACCGGCTCCAGGCGGCCATGGAAGCACCGGCACCCCGGGTCAAATCGCGTACGACTCAAGCGGGAACCTATACGTCTGTTACGCGGCGAACTCCTGGGCCAAATTCACGGGCTCGACCAGCTTCTGAGGAGTCCTGGTTACAGATAGATACCAAATCGTCCAGCCCGGAGCGGTCCAAAGATACAGCGCCGAATGGGCGGACACCGGGATCAGCACCTCAATCAGGGCGACGCATGCGATACATAGGAAAGGGACGAGAGATCGCCCTGAATGGATCGCCGCATATAATCCCGCCAAGATCGCAGGGAGCACGATTGCTTGGTCCTGCACCCATGCATAGGGCGCGAAGGCTACGCCGACCAGCAGGATCACGGACCCATGATGCAACCAGTCCCACTTCGATTGATGCTTGCGGAAATACCACAGCGCCCAGCATGCCGCGACTAACGACGGGATTATCTGCAACCAGGCCGCGTCGCGATTGATCGCGAGTCGAAAGACAAGGCTGATCGTAGGAATGAATTCATGGGGGATCGCTGAACTGCGGAGCATGGCGGAATATTGTGTCCACCCGTGGGGATCGAAATAGGCGGCGAGCGCGAGGCTGGCCACCAACGCGCCAGCAGCCCCGGCAAGAATAGCCCACGCTTGGCGAGCTATGATCCAGGCCAGCAACGCGACACCGAAGGGCAGGAACAGGTGAGGCTTGAGGGCGCAGAGCAGAAGTGCAGCCCCGGCGAGCGCGGGCTTCGCGGAATGTAAATAAAGAAACAGCGTGACGCCGAGCAACACGAAAATGCCGATCTGTCCCACGAGCAAGCACGCGAGCGCGGGCGGGAAAAGATAGCCGACAAGGTGCAAGCGCCCTTCCGGTTTCCCGTGGAGAATCCACAGCATGCGAATCGAGGCCATGAGCGCGCCGACGATGGCTATCGACCAGAGGATTGATCCGGTTCGTTCGGATACATAACCGAGCGGAAGCGCAAGAAAGAAAGCCGAGGGCGGATTCCGCATAAAGAACGGCTGGTGGCCATCGTATCCGTGCGCGTTTTGCATCTGGAGGATCGTGGCGCCGTCGTAAGGGTTCTCGTGATGAGCAAGTTGCTGTCCTGCAGCCCAATAGCAAATGTAGTCGCGGTTTGCCACGTCTGAAGCATTCATCGCATAGCTGAGGATTCCGATACCAGCCGCGAGCATGAGGATAGCGGCAAGGATGCGCAGTGGCGAAGTCTTAACCATTTCTGCCTGTCTGGGGGAAGTCCCACTCTACGCCCATCTCTCAGATTTCCACGGATTTCTTTGGTAACCGCCAGGTAACTGCAAGGCTCTAGAAAGAAGGGGCAGACCCCATGAAGAAACTGTTGATGTTCGTCGTCGCGCTTGCGCTTTTCGCCACCACTCCAGTCCTGCACGAATCGACCATCTGGACGATCACTTCCGGATCAAGCACGGCGACGATTCAGAGCACGATCAACGGCGCCTCCGCGGGAGACGTGGTCCAATTCAACGCGGCCACGTACAACATCTCGAGCGGGATCACCCTGAAGTGTGGCATCACCTATACCGCGACAGCCCCGGCCACGCCGTCGAATGTGATCCTAAATGGCACATTCACCCGGCTATCGGGCAACATCTTCAATTTGTTTCAGAGCTCCTGCACTCAAACGACCACGATCCAGTACCTACAATTCATGCACGAGGGCGGCATCTACGTCCAGACTTCATTTTCTAACCTCGTCATCACACACAATCAGTTTGGGGATATCCCTTGCTGCAAGAGCTTTGCGGACGCTCCGTCTGCTGGCATCTTCTTTGACGGAGGGAGCAGTAACGCGCGCTCAGCAAACAATGTAACTATCTCCTGGAATCAGATCGGAGATTCAACTTCCTGCACTGGCCCAACCTTCGATGACATGACCGACTACACCTCGCCAGAACAAAAGAACGGCAACTGCGAGGGCATCGGAGCTCCCAGCAGCATCAACGGGATGAACATCCTAAACAACGTCATCGGCCCGGTCTCCGAAGGCGTCCACATCCTCTGCTATGGGAATAACTGCCAGCCGACCCAGACTCCGCCAGGTCCGATCATCAGAAATTTGATCGCACGAGGCAATGACTTTGTCGGCATTCACCGGATAGCCTGGGAGGAACAACCACAGGTAACATCCGGGTCGTTTTTCCAATACAACAGCCTGCACGACTCAACTAATCCATACTTCGGCAACTTCGCCGTCTCAATGGCTTGCTGCGATTCTGGAGCCACTGCGCCCGGGATCACCGTCAGCGACAACACCTTAATCCAAAACGTCTCGCCTCACGTTCGCTATGGATATGGGATCGAGGCCTGGGGTCTTGGCGCCAACTACAGCAACAACCTAATCCAGGGTCTTGGCAGTCCGCAGGGCATCGCCTGGTGCTATGGCATGGGCTCGGGGACTGTAAGTAACAACACGGTTCAAGGTCCTAATTACAGCGCGGGCGGCGTCCCCTTTGGCGGAAATGGATACATCGGCAACGAGGGCACGAACGGCGGCTGCTCGATGGGTTCCCCTGCTACCGTGACCGGCAACGTGACCGGCAGCACGGCGTCCGCCGTCACCAGCGTCGCCCCAACCCTGCCAGCGAGCGGATTCCTCCTTGGCCCCATCACCGTGACCGATCCCGGCTTCACCTCTGGACCGCAGCCGCGCGGAAACACGTCCATCTACTGCACGACCGATGGGAGCACGCCGACCGTCAGTTCGCCGCTCTACACCGGCCCGCTCGCGGTCTCGTATCCCGTCACGGTGAAGTGCATCGGCATGTGGGGCACGGGCGCGAACACAAAGACCTACCCAAGCGGTTATGGATTTGTTCCGAGCGCAGTCGTCACCGGAACATATACCAGCGCCGCGGCCGCGGCCACTCCTGTCCTTACCCCAGGCTCGACCAGTTTCGCGACCAGCCTGAGCGTTTCCATGTCGGATGCAACAATCGGCGCAACGATCTACTACACGACCGACGGCACGACCCCGACCACATCCTCGACCGTCTATACCGGCCCGATCACTGTCACCGGGGCGAGCACGGTGGTCAAGGCGATCGCAACTCACGCAGGGAATTCCCAGAGCGCCGTGGCCACGGGCACCTATATCAGCACGACCGTTGTATCCACGCCGACGTTTTCGCCGCCCTCCGAATCGTTTACCGGCAGCGTTTCCGTATCCATTTCGGATCTCACGCCCAGCTCGACGATCTATTACACAACAGATGGGAGCACTCCTGGCACAACCGGAGGCGGAGGAGGGGGCGCGACTTACTATCTGAGCCCGAGCGGCAGTGATTCGAACGCCGGGACCAGTTCGGGCAGTCCCTGGCTCTCGCCAAACCATGCGGTCAATTGCGGTGATACGATCATCGCCGCGGCGGGCACATATTCGGCCGCAAACTTCCAAAATGGGAAATGGGGTGCGGTCACCTGCGCGTCCGGTAAGAATGTCGCCTGGCTCAAATGCGCGACCTTTGATGCCTGCAAGATCACGGCAACCGGGTCAGACGCGATCTGGGTCGATGCGAGCTACTGGGGCGTGCAAGGATGGGAGACTTCGACGAATACAACGCCGTCCGGCGCCTGCTTCCACGCCGGGCCCAGCGGATCGACGAGCATTCACCACGTCATCTTTGCAAACGACGTCGCCAATGGCTGCATGGGCGGCGGATTTACAGCCTACAATAAACCCACCTCGACCACTGCCAGCGTTGATTACATCGCATATGTGGGGAACGTCGCATATAACGCGGCCCAGGGGAACGGCGCATGCTACAGCGGCTTGAATATCTACCAGCCGATCGCCTCGGATACCAACTCCGGCACGCATATGTTTATCGCCGGGAACTTCTCCTATAACAATGTGGACGCCAGCCCTTGCAGCGGAGGCTTCACGACCGATGGCGAGGGCATTAACCTCGACACCTTCGATTATTCGCAGCTCAGTGGGACCGCTTATACCCAGCAAGCGGCGGTCGAGAACAATATCTCCGTGTCGAACGGATCGAGCGCGATACTGGTTGAGAACAACAAGACGGGCACTTCGCAGGCGCCCGTCTTTATCAAGCAGAACACGACCTACGGAAATCTTAAGGCGACGAATTTATCCTTTTGCCTTGGCCACGGAGAGATCACCGCGCAAGCGGCGCTGCACGTCACGGCCACCGGCAACCTGGCCTCGACCAACTCGGCTACCGGGTGCTCTTCGGACGCGATCTACGCCGCCGCAGTAGCGGATTCTGACAACACGGTTTCGGTGGCCGGCAACTGGCTGCAGGGCACGAGCGGCAACAATACTTTCATTTCGAGCAGCGGGTCTTTTGCCTATGGCTCCAATGTCCTCGGCACCAGCCCAGCCTTTGTAAGCACCACGATTCCCGGCGCACCATCCTGCGGAAGCTCAGCTAACGTTCCGGCTTGCATGGCTGGCCTGATATCGAACTTTACTCCGACCGCGCCCACCGCGACCGCTTACGGCTACCACGTACCGTCCTCAACGCCTATCACCGATCCGTATTTCCCGACGTGGCTATGCAACACCGGGCTTCCTTCCGGCCTGGTCTCGATGCCTTGCGGCCAGGTCTACACGGGACCGATCACAGTCTCGACTACGACTACCGTCAAGGCGATCGCGACGGCCTCCGGACTGACCACGAGCGCGATCGGGTCCGCGACCTATACCCTAACCGGCGGAGGCGGCGGACCGACAACTACGGCGACCCCAACCGCCGCGCCGGCTGCTGGAACTTATTTCGCGACCCAATCCGTCACGCTTAGCGATAGCACCTCCGGGGCCAGCATTTGCTATACGACGGATGGATCGACGCCGGCGGCAATCTCAGGAGCCTGCACCGCCGGAACGACCTATTCCGGCGCCATCTCTGTGAGTTCATCGGAAACCGTCAACGCAATCGGCACCAAGAGCGGTCTTACGAATTCGCCAGTGGCCGCGTTCAGTTACACGATCTCGATCCCGACGCCGGCTGGCGGTGGGAACATCGACTACAACCAGATCAAGGCCGCGGAAAGGTTAGGGACGACAGGAACCTTTTTTCAGATGGTGAATGTGGGGTCATACAGCGCTGTGAACACCGCGACGCCATGTAATTCGACGAACCAGGGCGCGACCGCGTTCGTCCTCGACTCAAGCACGAGCACTTATGGGGCGGCTGTCTCGGGCGGCGGAAGCAACAAGATTCATGCCCTCTGCAATGGGACGGCTTGGGTTGTGGACTAGAGCCCTTATTGGGTTGATGGATCGACGAGCTGCGTTCCGGTAACGAAATAGCGCCGGTTGTGAGTCTTCCCGCCATCCTGGTCCAAGAGGTCTACGTACATATCCCCGAGCGGCCCACGGCCGACGCGACCAAAGACAAAGCTCCTCGGGGTAAAGAGTTTGCAGCCGCCCCATCCGCCGGAGATCCCAACGGAATAGATCTCCCCTATGGTTTCGACGTCCATCGAGCATTGCCCGTTTGAAAACGCGTTCGATGGCGTTCCCGAAGCGTTGTCGATCATGAAGAGGATCGGGTAACCCTTCGGGGCCTGAGATTCCGCCGCACGAAAAGCCGCGAGGTTCTGTTCGTGTGTCGAGTTAGTCTGCGCGAGCGCGGGTGCGAAAACCATGCAGATTGCGAATAGAGCGACTTTCTTCATGATCCATCTCCTTTGGGGGGAGATTCGGGTCGGATGCCGGGTTGACCTACCGGCCCCCGGTACCACCCGGGAGGCTCCGCTTGCGCTGGAGTGCGCTCGGCAGAGGCTATCTTGCCACGACCAATAGGAAGTGGCCCATAAGCGAGCAGACATGAAAAAGGCCGACGGCAAGCAAGCCGACGGCGACGGTATAAGTGCTCAAAAGCATTTTCATTTGGGATCTCCATAGCGGTTGGTGGCCGCTTTTGTTACGAGATCAGTGTGCTACCGAACACGAATTTGTGCAACTGAATTGTGGTAACCGCGAGGTAACATGGCAGACGCGAAAACGGCGATTGAATTCGTTCTTAGGCAAGAAGATTCGACGCTTTCCGGTGTGGTAACGGACGACGCCGGCGGCCGGACCAGGTTCGGAATCGCCGAGCGCTGGCACCCGGAACTGACCTCGCGCGGGTTCTTCGACGGCATGGCGGCCGCGGATGCTCAGGCGATCGCGGAGGGACTCTACGAGTCGGGTTATTGGGTCCCGATCAACGGCGCCGCGGTGAACTCCCAGGATTTTGCCAACCGATACCTTAGCTTCGGGATCAATCTTGGCATTCACCAGGCCGTCAAGCTCGCTCAGGAAAGCCTTGTGGCCCTGGGTGCGCGGATCGGCGTGGACGGGGACCCGGGACCGTCCACGATTTCGGCCCTGAACGCGCAGCTAGGGGCCAACGAGGCCGCGCTCATGGCCGGCTGGAGGAACCAGCTCACCGCTTTCTATCGGCGCGTTGTGGCGGCGAATCCGGCCCAGGAGGAGTACTTGGCGGGCTGGCTTAATCGTGTGAAGGCCTAGATCACCTTAGGGCCGGGTTGTTCGCTTTGGTCTCTTCCTCGACCGATGGCGTGACCAGGTGGCCGCCGAGCTCTTTCAGCGCGTCCTGGATCTGGAGCCGCACGACGTCGGAGTAGACGCCGCGGAGGTTCTGCTTGCAGTTCATCTCTGCGCACTGTAGTGATTCGATCGCCTTCTGAACGTCCATTTTCTGCCTCTTTTCCTTAAACTCTTATCCTGGATTCCGGATTTGACCGGTACGTCTCCAGATCGAAATAGTGCCAACCGCGGAAGCCGCTCATGAAGACGCGCTCTTTCAGGCGTTCACATCCGGGCGCGCAGACTGCGACCCACGCATCCTTCCGAATCTGCCACTCACTCGGCTCGCCGTCGATTCTGCTCAGCCGCGGTAACGAACCGTCATTGCAGACGACGACGTCGATCGCGAAGCTTCCCAGGATCCGGCCGCGCCAGGTGAACCAGATCCGCGTGATTGGCTGCTTAGGCTTTCCGCGGCCGAGCGTGAAATAGTAGCGGGCAAAGCATCCCTTTGGAGCGAAGATTTGCGCGACCTTCTTAGCGTCCATAAACGCGGGCCACGTTTTTATTATGTCCGCCATTATTTAATGCCCTTTAGGTAGGCGGCCGGACGACACCACTTGCGCATGATCGCCTTCCATTCAGCGGTATATATCTTTGTGGGCATCATCGCAGTGGGCGGCTGGTAAAGTTGCGTGAATGGAGCGAACCCTAGATCGAGCACGTCCTTGATTCTCTGTTCTGCCTGTTCTGCCGTCTCGTCATCGTAGCCAATCATGGTGTAACAGCGCAGTTTGCGGATGGGGATTCCGTCAAGGATCTTTGCCGCCCGCTCCAGATGGGGAAGGTCCATGGTTCTGTCGCATGCGAACCATAGTTCACCAATTGGAATCGAGTCGAATAGTCCGCGGTGCAATGGCTTAAGAAAGTGTTTATCGAGGCCGCCATTGAAATATATATTCCGCCCCTGCGCGCGAAGCATGTCGAACACTGCCGTAAGGCGGTGCTCGGTGCATGCAAGCAAGTTATTGTCCTGAACGATCCATCCAGGCTTGATGGCTATTTCCCTTAACTCCCCCTCCGCGAATGGCACTTTGCACCATCCGCACTTTTTGGGGCAACCACGGGTCGTGATCGTACAGCCGAGCTTTAGGAATCTGCCTGGCACGAACTCTCCGCCCGGGTCGTCATACGCGGGACCGCCTATCTGAACGTTGTCATAGAACATCCGCCAGCTGTCAGCGATTTGCTCTGCGCGCTTCCGCAGCCAAGTGAACGTGCATGACACCATGACCGGCGTCGTGCGATCGCCTGGCCGGAAGAATCCCGGCTCGCCAACGAACGCCCATTCGTCATCTGGCGTCCACTTTGTGCGTGCCGGGAATACCCGGATGACCGGTCCACCTCGATCTAGCTGAACGAGGCCCATCTTTAGTTCGCCTTCCCTGCAAACTCCGCATCCCTTTCTTTGCTGGTCTCATCCTTGCGCGCGGCCTCGTAACCGTCATCGCCCAGCTTCATCTGCGTGTCCGGTTTCGCGGCCTGGATATCGTCCACATCCGATTGCGTTGGCTCGAAGCGAACGAACATGGTCCCGCGGTGATACGGGTACAGCCATGACCACAGCTTTGGGTTCGACGGCGCCAGGACGACGAACTTTAGGAACACTTCCGAAAGCTCCTCCGCTCCCTCTTTCTGCTTCTCTCGCGTCATCGTGAAGCCGGTCATATGCGCGTTGTAGAGGATCTGCGCCGTCTTATCATGATCCTCAGTCGAATAGATGAAGAGGCTCATCGCTTCGAAATCCAGGTCGAGCTTGGAAAACCGTTCGACGGTTTCGGCCTTCGCGATGTGATCATAGACATCGCCAATATAGGACGGCATTCCGATGACTTTGCCATCACCAAATGGCATCACGAGTTCTAGCCTTACGCGCTTCTCGCCTTCTGCAGATTGGAGCAGGCTGATACCTTGCACAAGGATCTCCTTGCGCGTATTAGGGAAAAATAACTTGGCCAATTCGGCTGAGGTCATGTTGGCATTCCTTTCGGGGTAAGTGATGCGTTGTTTAGTTAAGCGGGGCCGTCGTCCTCGAAATCGTCTTCGCCTTCGTCGTCGTCGATGTCACCGTCTTCAGGCTCTCCAGGCAGCACCGAACTTAGCGGTAACTGTTTGCATCCCGCCAGCGATACGATCTTGATGACCTCGTCCTGCTTCTCTTCCAGCAACGCGATGGCGGTCGCGCGATCGCAGGGGTTCATCGCGTACACGGATGAGACGCCGACCAGGCGCGTGCGACCCGGTTGTGATCCCAGGCGAATCGTCGTTCCCGGTGGCGCGAGCACATCACCTACCCATCTAGACCTTTCGAGCGTATGTTCACGCTCTGGCAGATCCGGCACGTCGATCTTGAACATGCATGCCGTTCCGTAATATTGCGTGGTGACAAAGCCAACCTCTTTCTGGTGGCCCATCAGTTCAACTACTGCCCACGTTTCGAGATGATTCTGCGCTGCTTCCATTAAGGCTCTCTCCTTTTTCTAAACTTTGCAGCGGTCTGGAAGCAAAAGCTGACTGATCAGAGTCCGGACTCGATTCAGCTATGGGCCGTGAACCGCTGCAAACTTTAGAACGGTTCGTCGCTCGTCACAAGCGAAGGTTGAAGTTTGCGTTTCTTCTCAGCATGCGATCGTTGCGAAGCCCGCATTCCGTTCAAGCCAAAGCGTAGCCGCTGGAGCACGTCACCTTCCGCAGCCGGCGATAATTTGCGCATGAGATCACGGAAAAGCATGTACTCTTTCCCGGTCATTTTGCCCTTCAATTCATTGCAGTCGCGACAGCACGGCACCAGATTCCTGGTCTCGTTCGACCCTCCGCATGCGAGCGGGAAATCGTGATCGAGCGTCATCGAGAGCACGTCCAGGGGCGCGGAACAATACGGGCATAGGAATGCGTTGCAACCCACCTCCGTCAACAACCACGTCGCGAATTCGTCACTGGTATAAGGCACGTCCACGCCCGGCCACCGCACACGACCAGCCATACGTCCCGCCTTCCATAGCTTTGGTTGACTGCGCCGCTTGATGTCCGAGTACAGCTTTTGTGCTCGCTCGCGAACTTGCTTGGGTTCGATCATGGCTTTGGCTTCCGGGTTTGCGGCTCTATTAATTCCACAAGCGACCGATCAATCAGGCGCTTCATTATCTCCGGTATGCTCGCGCCATAAATTCCAGCCGAAAGCATGGACTCTAGGATCACCTGGGCTTGATCGGAAATCGTGATTTGATATCTAAGTCCCATCGTTCCTCCTTACAGAAATAGATCGCTCTTCGCGGCTAGTGCTTCCGGACCCGTATTCGATCAGGCCCAGTGACCGCATGGCGCCCAGGTTGTTTGTGTATGCGCTCGAGGTCGGACTTGCATTCGCGAGCTCTGCCAGCTTCGGACGTTCTATGCTCTTGCCGCGGCGATTGAGCAATAGGTTAAGAATTCGCCCTTGTGGCGCTGGAAGCATGTCTACGATCCGATCGTGCAGTTCGCGCTCGCTCATCGGATTGGAAACGTGGACTGACTTGCGGCCATTCTCGGTGAGATAGACTAAGCCGTTTTCGTAATCAATGAAGCCTTTGCTTCGGAGCGCGCCGAGGTTATTTGTGAACGCGCTCGATTTAGGACTGGCCCCTGCCAGGAATGCAACCCATGGCTTGGTGACCCGTGCGCGTTTGATGCTGAGGCAGCGAGCGAGAGCCTCGAGGATGCGGGCTTGTGGCGCACTTAGATCGGCAGTCGTGACGTTGTTCGAATGGGTGCCGTTGTTAGGCTGGACCAGTCCGCGCACAAGTGGATGGTTATCGTCCACTAAATTGCGGGGCGTATGCTGCTCCTCACTCGGAGGGAAATACAGTAGCGCGGCCAGGTCCCCCACAACCTCGGAGGCAGTTGCGAGCGCTTTCTGCAACGCGGAAACGGTCTCCTTCGCCTGCTGGATATTCGCCTCGCGACCGCGCAGTTCCCTCAGTTCCTCTTCCATCTTCTGAATCTGCTCAACCAGCATGGCTTCCCTTTCGCTGTTACCTTTCGGGGCCCGTTCGAGTTCCGCAATCCGCCGACGCAATGCCTCTGGCGAATTGGCCTCGTCCTCTTTGATCGTTGCCGCGATTTGTTCGCCCAGCTTGGCGATATCAATTGGCGCCAAGACCTTTGGCTTTTCCTTCCGCTCTCCCGGCTTCGGGGTTGCCCCACTATTGAAGGTTTCCTTTGGCGCTATTACGATGCGCTGGCCCAACCCCAGCGGGGCAGAGCAGAAATATGCCGTTCCGATAGGGAGCGATGGAAGCCCGGCCTTTACCTCAGTCGCGAAGTCTGCGCCAACCTCGCTCTTCACCCACTCGGTGACCGTCGCGATATCGAGCGGGTGCGACATGCGGAGGACCATCAGAAGATCCACCTGGCTCAGGATGTTCTTGTTCAAGAGCGCCGACCGCTGAGAGATCATGGTGAAGCCGATGCCGCGGATGCCTCCCTGCAGCACCATCTTTGTGACTGCGCTCAGGGCATGCTTCTCTGGGCGCGTTATAGGGTTCTGTGGGGCCCAGTTATGAGCCTCGTCCATGAAGACGTGCATAACCTGCTCCTCCATCTCCATGTTTCCGACGTCGAAGATCACAGAGAAGCCGTGTTCGACGACGGCTCGCGCGAGCATTTCTCCTGAACGATGGTCCAGCGGCGCATCGGCATGGTCGCCGCCCATGACCACGATAGGGTATCCGGGGCCGTTGCCATCGGCAGAGGATCGCAATCCCCACCAGGCGGAAGTGGGATCGATGGCGACGATCTGCTGGCCGGCGGTCAACATCTGTTCCGCGAGCTTCTGCGCGGCGTAACTCTTACCAGATCGCTTGCGCGCGAGCACGGCCTGCGTCATTGTCACGACTTCGATCGGCAAGTCTAGCGTCTGTGAAATCCTAAGCATTGGCTGCGCTCTTTCGTTCCGCTATCGTTGCGGCCTTGGATGCCATGCGTTTCGCAACATGCTCTGGCGTCTGCTTTGTGCCCGTGAAGTGGATGCTGGCGTGCCGATTCTGGGTGATGACAGCCAGATTTCGGTCGACGTTGTGCTGCTTGTTGTCGTCGCAATGGTGAACTATCTCACCGCGGGCAAGTTGTCGACCCAGGTGTTTCTCCGCGACGATGCGGTGCTCATGCCGAGAACCAAGCTTTTTGTAGCTGCTCGGCTTCGGTGGTCTGCTGGCGAGTTTGACGACCAGTATCATGCGGATTTCGTTGGCCAGCTTATTCATTTACCCGCCTTCGCATACTTAGTCGACCGCGCCATAAGTTCGTCGACGTGCTGCCTCTGGGCCGCCGTGAGCGCCGCGTAATCCGTGTGGTAGATCGCCTTCGCCCTGGCGTCCTTCAGTGCTTCGGTCATGGTCTGGCGTGCGGTCACGGCAGTAACTCCTTGGGGATGCGGGATAGGGCCTGCTCGGCATGTAACTCGGCCTCGTGTAAATTCTTCGCATTCCTAATTGCCTTCAGCCATCGCGCTAGGTCGCGGACGAGGGCTTCGGATGCAAGCTGTCTCGCGGCTGGCGTAACTAATGGCTCTGTCATAAGTCTCGCGACCTAGTCACGATGCGGGGGAGGCACCGTGGATCAAGATCGATCCTCCGTTCTGCTGGATTGGACTACACACACTTTTGGGAACTCGTGCCACTCGCGCCCGTCGAGGGTTGCGCCTGTGTTCTTGGTGCCGATCCGCCTCACGGTCGCGCCGTCAGGAAAGTGATGGTGCGGACCAGCGCCTTCGACCTCGCTCACGGAGACGTATTCGCCATTCTGTTTAAAGAAGAACGGGACGTTGGCCGCTTGGCATTGGTCGCGCAATGAACGGGCCCAGCCGGGATGCATAGGCCGGGCTCCGGGCCCGCTCTCGCCGCCGACGATAACCCAATCGATGAAGGAAAGGTCGATCAGGCCCAAATCTTCTAATAGGGGCTCGAGCGACACGAAACGTAGGGCAGCGGGGATGTCCCGCAAGGCATCAAGGCGCCGCTTGGCTTCGCGGTTTTCGCAGGAGACGCCGAGCCAAACGTTTGAGTATCCCAAATGCCAATCTTTCGGCAGACAATCGAAGATTCTCTCCGGCCGTTTAGTGAGTATTTGGTATGTGATCTCGGGCGTCTTCCTGATGATCTCCCAGGCGTCCGCTCTCCACGGATCAGCTTGCTCGATGAAGAAATCCGACCATGAGCACGTGAAGCAATACTTCGGCGCCTTGCCGGTTGCGACCCACTTCAGCGGATCCTTGAACTTAGTCTTTGAGCGCACGACCTTCGTCGGATCCTGGCCGTAGTACTTCTTCTCGCGGAACATGTAACAGTTTTTGCACCCGGGCGAAACCTTCGCGCAGCCGTGCCAAGGGTTCCAGGTCGCATTGGTCCAGGAGATGCCTGTCTCTTCACCCATTGGCCTTTACCTCCTCTTGGTCGCAGTCGGTGTCGTTAGCGCATGCCTCATAGCATTTGGGGCACAGCGGGACGTCGTCGTCGGTCATCCGGATCTGATCATCGCGAACCCGCTTCTCGCAGTTCTCGCACTCGGTTGTCGTTACGATCCTTTTGCCGCATCGCCGAAGGATCCCGAGCTTTGACAGCACCAATCGCTTAGCTGGCTTTAGTTCTTCTTCGATCACCCTCTTGCCCTCGATGCATTGGGCGCACCAGTCATCCTCGAGCATGGTTGCATCAGCGTGACATGCGACCGTTTCAGAGTCCCTGAGTTCGCACCGCATCGCTCGCACTTTAGCGCGCAGATTCTGGCATGTGTCCCATGCGTGGAAGTATTCTGCACATGCCGCGATCGCCTTCTCCGAAGTGGTCACGCTTTCGCCTCCAGTTCCTTCTTCGCGCGTCTCCATGCCAGCTTGCATTCGCACTCGTCCACCATCCGAGGCTGGCCCGGCTTGCTTACCATCACCAGGCCGGCCGCAAACCCGTCCTCGCCCTGGCACTTCTCGCACCCGATCTTTGGCAGCTTCGCCAGCAGATCCGCCTTCGCCTTCGCCTTCACTTTGGCCGCCATCTCTTCAAGCACCTCGCGGACTTCGCTGGGATGGGGAAAGAATTTCTGGTGCGTCAGGAACGATCGCAGGGCCGTCTCGAGGTTCTCCATCCCGAACTCTAGCGTCAGTTGCTCGAACGCCATCTGGTACACCTCCATGGCCATTCCCAGCGACTGATGCGGATACCCCGCGATCATGTTCGCCATCAACTCGCCCACTTGCACGATCTGCGCTTCGTCTAGCCGCTGCTCGCGCCGCGCTAATGCCGTCGACGATGCGGCTATCTGCTGGAGCGATACCAGGCTTGTTTCTTCCATGCGATTCCTCCTTTGTGCGCATAAACTCTTCGGGTTCTATGCGGTAATCGTGATTGCGGAAAAACTCGCTCACGTCTTTGAAAAAGCGCCACTGCGTTCGCGGAACCTTTTCGGCGAGCGTCTCCGTTCGATCGAGGATCATCTCGAGCGCCTGTACGTCCGTGACCGCGGGCCCGATCTCATCCGCCATCGCGCCAAGGACCGCGACCTCCTGCGCCTGAGTGACCTCCCGCGGCTGCAGCTTGCGAAGGCGACTCTTCGGGTGAGCACGCACGATTTCGTTGACGAGCGACGGGATGGCCTCGGGATCCGCGGGCACCCCTTGTGGTTCTTTCTGCTGTGTCTTTGTACTTGTATTGTCAGTCTCTATCTCCCCCGGTAACCGCTTCTTAGTCGTGCGGTTAGCGCCCGGTGACCGCTCGGGGACCGATTTACGCTTGTCATTTGTCGACTTTGCGCCTTCCGCTTGCCGCTTATATTTGTGACTTGTTTTTGTCCACTGCTCATATTGGCGCTGGGAGTAAATCCGTCCACTCTCATGCTTTTCAAACAGAGCCAGCACCTCTTTTCGAACCGACCTCCACTTATCGCGGGCCCGGCTAATCCGAGCCAGTTCACGGTCCTCCCCCGGCAACATCCCATCTTCCGATTGGAATTGCCGTTGAATCAGGTTGTGATAAGCGCGGTAGCCAGCGTCTGAAAGATCCTGGACGGAGCCCGATTGCCAAGCGTCTATGTAATGCGGATACCACTGCTGCCAATCCCTCATCGGTCGATTCACGCGTGCACCTCATATCGCATCTTGCCCTGAAGTGGATGTAGGTCCACGCGGGGCCTAGAAGGGCGATTCCAGGGTCCGCCTTTTGTCTCGGCCACCAACTTCCATCCAGCAGCTTTCAGCGACGTCCCGGGCTCGGCGGCGAGAATGTAGGTGATCAGCCTGCGATATCCCATAGCTCTCGCGGCGCGCCAGGATGCGGCATAGAGCATGGAGCAGGCGTTCTTGGTTCCGTCGGTGGATAGGCGCGTCACTTCAGCGGTAAAGCCGTCCTGGAGCATGCGCGAAACTGGGCGACCTATGACAGCCACACCGCAAACAAAGTCGTCGCTTGCCGCACACGCCAGGGCGAACAGTGCGCCGACCGAAGGGCCGTGGTGTCGGTGCCATCGCGCGGTGAAGGCATGGGCCTCTTTGAGCGTGCAAGGAACTATCTTCACGCCGTCACCTCCGTTCCGAGTTGAGTTATGGCCCGGAGAATTCTCCGCTCGCTCATGGCGGCGTAATCCTCCGATAACTCAATCCCGACATATTCGCGACGATTTCGCAGGGCTACCACTCCGGTCGTTCCGCTTCCACTGAACGGGTCGAGCACCAGGCCTCCCTCCGGTGATCCGGCGAGGATGCAGGGCTCGATCAACTTTTCGGGGAATGTGGCGAAGTGTGCCTCGGGAAATGCTTGGGTCGGGACATTCCAGACTGAGCGCTTGTCGCCCATATTGATCCAGCAGGTTCCATCCTTGCGGAGTACTCGACGCACCTCGCGGAAGACATCCACCATTTTCGCGATATATTCTGCCGGTGTCGCCTCGAGGCCGATCTGTCCCGACACGCCATAATCCCGCAATCCCCAATAGGGAGGGGACGTGACGACGCAGTCCACGCTTCTACCGTGCAGATCGCGAAGTCGCTTTATCACGTCGCCCTGGAGGATTCGATACGTCACGCTGGCACCTGTTCCGCCACGACGACCGGCAGCGCTTTCTTTGGCCCGCGTTTTCTGGCCGTCATCACGCGGATGCGAGTTAACAGGTCCTCGATGGAAACCCCTTTTGGGGTAAACGCATCGGCATGGCTAGCGCGGTCATATGACTTAACGGTTCCGCTGAACACGATGGCCGGTATAAGGGGATTGATCCTCTTGATCCGGCGCACGAGCTCGTTCCCGTCCATGAGCGGCATGACCAGGTCGGTTAACAGGAGCTCGATCCCGCCCTCGCGAAAGATCGCGATCGCCTGCTCGCCTCCGGATGCGGTTAGTACCCTATAGCCTCGGGTCTGAAGCATAAACTTGCGAATGCTCAAGGACTGCTCGTTGTCGTCGACGCACAGAATCGTTTTCTTCGGTCTCAATGGCGTTCCTTGATTCGTATTTCGTGCGCGGCCGGGAAAGGGCCCTTGTGCTCGGCCCCGGGCGTGAACGTGAACTCGACTTCCATCCCCAGGTGGATCATGCAGCGGTGCACGTATGACCCGCACGCGCACTCTCCGATGAACTTGCTGTAATGCGCGAAGTAGACCCGGCGACCGTCCGCAGCTGTGATCAGGCCCCATCCACGCTTAGGGTCCCACTTTATGAGCGTGCCCGTGCTCTGGAGAGTCTGCGCGCGCACGGTGGGGGATTCGAGAGCTTGCATTAGTTGGCCTTGTCCGGGGTGAGAGCTTCCGCAACTTTTCCCGGGAACCATCCAGTTACCGTCCCCGGCCCGCACTTATTGCCATCATGTAAAAGGTGTGCTCGATATGGTTTGCCGCAGTTGGCGCACGCTTCTTCCCCCATCACCGGCTTGAGCACGATGAGGTTGAGGATCGCCTGCTCCTCTTCAAAGGAAAGCTTTACGGCATTTCCGATAGGGGTGCTGTCGTCATCTATCTGGCCATCGATGGCTTCATGGCAGGGAACTCCGTTTTCCCACTTGTCATAGAGCATCGAGAGCGCCTCCCGCAGTCGATCCCGTTCCCGTTCTAGCGCCGCTATCCCGTTAACGTGCGTGATGGTCGCCTTCTCGAACTCGCCCAAATTGTCTGCGTCCGTCCATGTTTCCATCGTCAAAACGTCACCTCTTCCTTCGAGTTGTCCTGGTCGATCAATGCGTTCAGGTGCGCGAGGTAACCAGAAACCGAGCCATCGACGGCCATTTGCTGATCGAAGTCCGCCTGACCCTGCTCGCGTGACCATCCGAGCACGGACCAGGCTTCGAGGACGGACGAGTCGGGCTCTTCCTGCTCCGGCGGCTCATCCTGCGGCGGCGGAGGAGCAGCTTCCGGCTTGCTCCCCTTTACCGCGCGCAGCGTCGTCTTCAGCATCGAGCGCCCGATCTTTTCCGCGACCGTCACATCCTCGGTCACGTCCGGCGATCCGAAGACGCGAATACAATCGACCATCTTCGGGCCGAACCTGCACTGAGTGGGATAGATCGTCACCCGCTTGCCGCGCCAGGTATTGGGATTCTTGCCGAACATTTGAACGATGAGGCACGCGTTCGTCTTATTGAGCACAAACGCCTTCTTTTTGCCGACGAACGTGAGGATGTATTCCCGCTTCTTCTTATTCTTGTCGCCCTCTAACTCCTCAGCGTTGATATCGGCAATCGTTACTGTCACAATCTTGCCATCCAGGTCCGCAGACTTTAGGAACCTGCCCGGATACATGACGTCGTAAGATTTCTCTGTAATCGGCATGGCAGCTTCCTAGTAAGTGATGGAAACGTGGGGAACAATCTTGCGGGCGACCAACTCGATGAACGTTTTCGCGACCACCTCTTCGATCCCGAACTTAGTCAGGGCCGCGAGCGCTTCCCGGTGGATTTCCCCCTGGTGCTTCTTATCGCGTTCGCGCTTAGCCCGGGCATCCTCTTCGGCTTTGCGCGCGTCGTCCTGGCGCTTGCGTTCGGCGACCACGGCAGCCTCGCGATCGCGTTCGGCCTGTTTGGCTGCCTCGACCCGATCCGCCTCTGCCTTGCGCGCTGCTTCGATGCGATCCGTCTCAGCCTTCCGTTCGCGTTCCTGCGCGGCCAGCCGGTCACGTTCAGCCTGGGCCTTCGCTTCCGCTAGTCGCGTCTCGGCCGCCAGGCGTTCGCGCTCGAGCCGCGCCTTCTCTTCCGCAGCGGCCGCGGCCAGGTCATCCTCGCGCTGCTTCGCTTCCCTGGCCTGGGCTTCCTCGCGTCGCTTGGCCACAGCTTCGGCCTCGAGCCGGGCATCCTCAGCGATCTTGGCCTCGCGTTCCACCCGAGCTTTCTCTTCGGCCTCGAGGCGCAGGCGCTCGGTCTCGGCGCGCTCCTGTTCAGCTTTCCGGATGCTGGCCTCTTCTCGGGCCAAATGGAGTTCCGCGGCTTCGCGGGCTTGGATGGCTCGCTTGCTGAACTCTTGAAAGTTGTGATCCCATCGCTCATCCAAATACGCACGCGCCGTCTCGATGTTTGCAAGCGAGAAGTGATCGACCTCGCTAACGGCCTTCATGTCAGCGATGCGGCGCTCGTGCTCCTGCACGCGCACCAGCTCGGCGTCCTCCCAGTCCGTGAGCGGCTTCCGAACCTCTTCCTTTAGCGCTTCCAGCTCATCCCATACCCGGCCGCCTTCAGCATCGATTGCGGCCAGGCGTTTCTTTTCGTCGGCGACCAGGGACTTGCGCTGATCGTCGATGAACGTCTTGGTGCGCGCGACCTTATATGCCAGGGACTTGATCGCCTTCCGTCCCGCATCTGTAGAGATGTCCGTCTCGATTGCGCGGACCTCGGCCTTGATGCGTTCGAGGATCGGGTTAAGGGCGCCCGGTGCAAAGAGCTGTATCGGGGTTAACTGCTCAACGTGGACTAAGGCTGTAACTGCTTCTATTTCCGTTTCCACTTATTACCTCTCAATCGGTTCGAGATCATCCATCGAAAAATCCCCGTCCGCGGTCGCCCAGGCCGGCAGCACCAGCTCCGTCTCTTCCTCAACTGCGGGCGGCCATCGATTCGCAGCCTCGCACTGGTTCAATCTCTGCATCCACTTCCGGAGATCAGCGTCGCCCTGGTTTAGTACGGATTTGCCGACGAGATAAACGGCGCTCTCGTAAGGTGGCTTGTTCTCGTATGCGATGGTGATCATCTTCGGCGCGCTTCCGTTGAGATAGCAGTAAGCGCTCTCGTAAATGCAATCTTGGACGTGATAGGCCATCTTCACGTACTGCGATGCGAACCTAAAATCGCGGCAATCAGTCGTGGATTTCAGCGAGACCAGGTATGTCTCATCGTCGATATCGGTCAGCGCATCAAAGCGCGCCTTGAAGTCGCGACCGAAAAGGGAATAGCGCCAGACGGCCGTTACCTCGGTGCGGACGAAGCGCAGATACTTGTGCGAGACCGGATTAGCGTGAACGGCCCGGGTCATGCCGAGAACGTGGTCATATTCCTTCTGGTTGAGCTGAGTCTTTTCCGCATTCTCCTTAGCCCATTCGTCGTATACGTGCCCGTTACGGACCTTGCCGGTGAACACTGCGAACTTGACCATGCTCGGTTCGAGGATGGCGAGATGGGAAGCATTACCCAGGATCATCGGGGTCGTAGGTTCAGTCGGGTGGTCGAGATGATACTTGTAGGCCATCGGACTGCGCTCGAGATATTTCAGGTCCGAGAACCGGAGCGCGTCAATTTGGTCATATTCGGCATAGGAAAGGCTCTGATAAAAACCGGGGGATAGTTTCATGACTAGAGACAGCACCCCACAAAGAACGCGATGCCAGCGAGGAGCGTGAACACGATGGCGTTGAGGAAGCCGCGAGCGGCCTGGTGTCTTTCCCGATGCTCATGGTTCCAGAAATCGATTATGTCTTGAACCTGTTCCTGCCGGCGGATCTCATCCGGGGTCATGGGACTGGCTGCGATTACGGAGCGGTTGAAGGCTGCGGTTCTGTAGGGGTTCATGCTGCGAATCAAATCGTGCCTGCTTTCTTGTCTGTGGCTCTCTTGATTGCCCTTCGCGCCTGGAACAGAACTTTCTTGAAGCTCGAAGTCGGGCTTAAACTCATCGTTCAGCGTGGATAAGATCGCGTGGCCGTCGCCATCCTTAACGCAGCCAGAATCGACCATGATCGCTATCTCTCCCTCGACGATGTCGGCGGTCTTCTGAAGAGCGGCGAGCATAACCTTGCGTAGATCCCGAAGCTCGCGGATCTTCGCTACCAGTTCGCCCGCCGCGTCGATCGACAGCGCTCTTGCCGCCATCACTCGCCCGCTTTCGACTTGCGGATCGCGAGCTCGGCCGCGTCGATCCGGTCATTCCAAATCTTCGCCTTGCGCGCGAGGGCATGGTTCACGAGGCGCTGGCCGATGCTTATCTCCTCGCCGGTTACCATTTGGCGAAGCAATCCGTCGCGCTCATTCCTGGCCAGCGGCAAGAAAGCTTGCAGCGCATCCCGTAGATCGGCAGCAGCGTTCGCGAGCGCTAGATTCTGAATCAACCGGCTGGGGGCCGCAGTCGTGGCGCTCAAGCTGCACTCTCCGTCTCGTGCGGCTCGCGCTCGATCTTCAAGTCGTCCATGATCCGCCGGATAGTATTCCGGTGCATGCCCATTTCCCGGGCTGCCTTACATTTGTTGCCCCTGCAGCGCTCGAGCATCATCACGATAAATAGCCGCTTGAATGTCCGCACCGCGGCCTCGTAGTTAACGCCGTCTTGCTGCATCAGCGTCACGGCGCTTTCAAGTTCCCGTCTCATAGTTCACCTTCAGTCTTGGAGTGGGGTTCCATCAGGTCGACGACCTTGTACCCGGGCCCGGCGAACTCTTCCTTGAACGCGTTGGTGGCCTGAACCGCATCCCTGAACAGCACTGACCATTGCCATTCGCAACGTTCGCAGTTGCATTCACGGGGATGGACGACATTCCATTCGGCTTCGAGTAATTGCCTGAGCGCGAACGTTCGGGCGTCTGCGAGAGTCATCCTGGCGGCGATCATGCGGTTACCTCGCTGTCTTCGTGGCAATCGCAATCGCACCAGGTAGCCCCGCAAGCGGAATGGCCGCCAAGTCGGCAGGCTCTGCTAATGGCCGGCGGGCAGTTGCCGGAGTGGTAGCTCCCGCAGGCATCGCACCAGCATGAGTTCTTTTCCCCGTCGTGGTCGTATGTCTGCAGCGTCATCGACATGGCTATCTCCCTGCCCGACGAGTGTTCCAGGCGCAGAGCAAGAGGACGGCGAGGGGAAATAATCCGTAAATGGTGGGTATGTGGAGCGTGGCGTGAAACATGGCGTATCTCCGTTACAGCTTGGTTCGGCACCCGCGAACGGGAGCGGGTTATTTTGTCCTGCTATATGGGCATCCCCGAGCGTGGTCGTATTCGTTTGGTTTTTTCTTCACACCTTTGGGCTTCATCGGTTGGCCGCAGTGGCGGCATAGTTTGTATCGGCTCATGCCGTACCCCTTTCTCGCCGCGCACGCCAGCGCAGCATCGCCTTGTAATCAGAATCCGAAGGGTGGCCGTGGTGAATAATCAGGCAAGACGCGCAGACGCCACTCGAATGGGCTCGCATCGGCTTGTTGCAGTACCTGCAGGACGATGGCACGGCTCCCTGGTGCGACTCGGCCGTGTATTCCTCGGTCCAGATGTTGCTCATACTGGCACCTCGAATACGTGCCAGACAAAGCCCTCGACGTGAGCGGTGCCGAGATAGTCGCCGCGTTCGAATCCACAACCGGTTCCCTCGATGGCGAACGCTCTCGCTACCGAAGGGCCGGGCGTGGCAAGATCTAACTCAATCCAGAGCATCACGCCGCCGTTTTGCTCGTGAACATGCCTGGGGATAGATCCGGCAGCTAAATGAAGCACGGTCTTCTGGCCGCGCAATTCGAATTTGTGCATGACCTTCATTGGGCTGCACCTATCGACGCGCTACGCGTGACTCGCTGGCCACAGCACCAGCACACTGGCAGATGACCAGGGCGAGAAAGGATAACGGGATGGGTGCAGGCGGCTACCATTTGTCGTCACCGGGGGCCCAGAGCGTGACCGCTTTCGCGTGCTGGGCTTCCGTGTGTGGGCGCTCATGGCGACAGAATCGGCAGCGCAGATTGTAGGCGAAGGTGTGGCGGAGCTCGTATGGGGGAGTCGGGGAGTGGACGGCGGTGGATAGAGAAGCAGTTTTGAGACTGTTTGCCACAAGCTCACCCTGACGGGCAAGCGTTCAAACCATGCGCTTTAAGGTACGGGAAAGCGGAGCGATTTAGGAAACTGCTCCTCTATCCAGCTGAGGTACGGGGTCGACCTTAAGGAAGGTGGTTTAACGCTTGCTTTTGGTTAGGTCCTACGCTGCTCTTTCGGACTTGATGTATCCTGCCTCAAGCCCAAGATGGTGAAGAATCATTGGCCCCGGAAGAGCCCTTCCGCTTAACACGTCCGCGAGATACCCGCGGCTAATACCGATTTCGCGGGCCAAGTCGGACTGGGACACGCCGCTTAGCTTCGCCCGAACCATATCGATTACTTGCTGTTTCGTATATCCACGAACCATCACGAAAGCAAGACTATCCTGTTCGCTAATCATCGTCAACACCTTCCGAACATTTATTTTAGAACGCGCTTTCCCCCAGGAAAGACGGCTAGTTTATGCGTTTCGCCCTCAGATTTGACCTGCTTTTTGCACATCGCATCGACATGGACCTTTTTTAATTCCATACGCTGCTTTGAATAGCGCCGCCTCATCGCTTTGCTCGCGTGCCCGAAGAGTTCGTTACCCATCTGGTCGGAAACGTTGGGATCGGAGAGGATCTTGGTGATGAAGTGTGAGCGCATATCGTAGGGATCAAGATGATCAAGGCCGGCATCGTGCAGGATTCCACGAGCCGCTCGGTAGATGTGGCCCATCGGTTCAGTGAAAATGGGGCCTGCCCCGACGTGGCCGCGTTCGGTCTTTTCCTCGAGTGTGCGCCTGGCGTGGTGCGGAAGGATGTATTGATCTTCGCCATTCCCGCCAAGCTGCTGCCATCGCTTCACGATCCACCGTACGGACCTCAGCGCCAAGAAATTTAGCGGGATAGACCTCAGCCTATAGTCATTCTTTGCGCCTCCATTCACCTCGACAAATGGCGGGTCCTCGTTCAGGAACACATCCCGCCTCCGCAGGTGGCGGAGCTCGCCGAAGCCCATGCTCGTGTTCGCCATGATGATCAGGCAGTGGCCCGCCAGTCGGCGCCGAGGCTTATCGAAAGCCACCGCCAATAGGCGGCGTTCCTCGTCCTCGCTCATGTTTTGCCGCACCTTGGTTTTAGGTACGGGTAATGGCCGGTATAGCGGGGCGATGCGCTTATCCCAGAGATCAGCCTCTTTCATGCACATCTGCAGGGCGGATAGTTCGGCATTGACTCGCGACGCTACGCACTTCTGCTTGCGCCAGTCCTGAAAGGCGCGGATATTGCCAATGCCGATGGTCTTCAAGGGCATCTGTTGGAAAAACTCCGTGAGAACCTTCACATATTGCAGGTAGGTTCTCGGAGTCCCTCCGGCGATGTATTGCCGGTGTTGCTTAAACCAGGCAGCCAATGCCTCATCTGCGGGCATTGAACGAACGACAATGTCACTCAAGGGCTTCCCGTGCACGCCGCAAATCGGACATCTTACATGGTTGCGTGTGTGCTTCGGGGGAGTGTCGCGAACAATATCTTTCAAGTCGGACACCTGTCTAGTTACGGTGGTTTGCCGCTGTTGCGGATCCGAAACACGGGGAATGGATTGAACTGTAAACGATGCAGGGTAAGGCGCAAGTGGCCTGCGGGTATTTATTTGGTAACCGGGTAACCGGTTTTATCGCCCGTTGTGTAGCAAAATGGGACGTTTTTGCTGGTCGGCGCTTGCTCCTCGTTACCTTCGATTGCCAATGAACCAGATCAATTACCCAACGCCAAGCAACCGTTTCTGATATAACCAATCTGTTTCCCGCTCCACCGGCATGTGCATCTTTACGGGTTAGCCTGGCCCAGCTCCTACAGGTGCGACGTGCACGGACGATGAGCGGACCTGTCTCTAAGGAAACCCCGAAAGTACGCATCTTTGGATGGTGGCAGAAGCCTGGCACCGAGCCACTGGACCTTTGCGAGCCCGCACATGCCAAGCGCCTGGTTGAGTTGAAGCTCGCCAAGGGCTGCATGAAGGGGTTCGGTATTCAGCTCCGCAAGCCACGCGGACCGGTGGCCAAGTACAGGAAATTCCTCCTAATCACTATCCGCGGCGTTAGCTGCAAAATGGGTCCTCGCATCATTGAGGGCATCATGATGGGGTTCTATGCCGGCGTGCTGGAGAATTACCCCACGATTCACCAGGGCAGCTACTGTCCGCTTGTACTCAGAGATGGTTTCACTGTCGATGAGCCTTCGTGCGAGGCTTCAGCGTGAGCCACCCATCATTGCGGAAGGGTTTAATCCCGGTATATTTTGGGCATCCGAGCAAGAGCGAACCGGTCGGGTTTGTCAGTTTCGCGCGCGCTCAGGAATTGGTAGATCGCCGCCTGGCTCGTTCCCGCTATCGGGGCATGGCCCTGCAGATGCGCACAGACACGCATAGACCCTCGGCGGCAAAAAGCAGCCCTGAATCTCGGCGCATCATCGAAATCGCACAATTTCAACAAAAGTCGTGCCAGGGCGGACTGATCAATCCGCGATAGGAGAACCATGAACTTGATTTCTGAAATCGAAGCAGCTGGGGCCAAAGTGGAGACCTTTCTGGAATCTGTCGTTTCTGGCGCGTCGAAGCTAAAGAAGCTTTACAACGGACTTTCCGGTCCCGTGCTGGCTGCATCTCTCGCCGTCTTCTACGACGTCACCAAGGCCTTCGCCTCGGCCGAAGCTGCAGCTGCATCCGCGGCAGCCGGCAATGTACCGACCGCGATCACGCTGAGCGAAACGACCGTCGGCCTTATCAAGCAGGTCATCACCGATTTCAAGGCCGGCGAGAAGACCATCGTCGCCGACTTCGAAGCGCTCGGCATCAAGCTCTAAAATTCAAGTGCAAGACCGGGCCCTGTACTTTGCGAAGACGCTTCTCGCCCTTACGGCCGCCGTGGCGTGCGCCGCAGTGAGCGTGCTCGCGATCGTAGCCACCCGCGACATGGAGGCGGCAAGAACTCAAGCCGCGGGCGTGGTTACGAAGTTGAATTTGGAATTGGACGAGGTTCACCGGCTCACGCTCGAGGCTGGACTTACCGCCATGGAAGCGCGCAAGGCCAGCGCTAAGGAAGTGGCCTATTTAGACCAAGCGAATGGCGACCTGGGCGAGGCGATCGGTAACTTCAACCAGGTATTGATTTCCTTGAAGCGCACAGTGGACGAAACCGGGTCCAACCAGGCCCGGTTAGTCCAGTCCTCGACGGCGATGCTCGACGCGGCCACCGAAACCGTCAAGGCTGCGAAGGCAACGGTCGAGGATCTCGGTGACACGGCACAGCAACTGCAATCGATCGAGGTCGATGCGAACGAAATCATCGCGGATCCGAATATCCCGAAGATGATCGCGGGATTTGCCGTGACCAGCGACAACGCCGCTGTCATCTCAACGGATGGCCGCCAGGTCGTCGAGAAATACGCGCACCCCAGCAAGAAGCGGCTCGGTTTCTGGGGAGGACTTTGGGCGGCCGCTCAAGTCGTGCATAAGGTTTCGCCACCGCTTTTTTAAAGGATCGGCGCTAACGCATCCGGGTCATGGCGCCCCGGTGATTTTGGATTGAAGCTACGCATGGTCTCGCTCAAACGAGACACTCTCACACAACGAGAGAACCAAGGCAGATTGGCCCCTCACCCGAGGGGCCTATTTTTACCCTGGAGGGCCCCGCACCATGAACCTCGTTGCCTGGTGGAACAGTCATAAAACGGTAGCGCACACATTAGCTGGCGTTGGAGTCGCTGTCGCCGGCGTTTGGGGTAAAAGTCCAGACTTCCGCGCCTATGTCGAAAACAACCTGCACTCCGCGCCACATTGGATTCAGGCTATCGCCGGCGTTGCGCCGTTCCTGGCCCTAATTTATACGAGCTTCAAAATACAGGGCCAGCAGTGAGCTGGCGCCGCCGTGCACTGGTTGCCGGCGTCATCACGGTCGGAATCTTCACGGTAGCCAGGATGCGGGCGCAAACCAGGACGTCCGAAGATTATGTCCAGGACGCGAAGCTCGATGATGCCACGAGGCGCATGGATCAGATCGACAAGCATCTGGATCACAATGACGGCATCGATGACGAGCAGACCAAGGAAATCCAGCAGGCCGAATTGAACCTGGTGGCGATGCAGGCGGCAAACCACGACGATGACACGAAATGGCACGAAGGAATCATCGCTGCAATTGGAGCTTGCGCGACCGCTCTGCGATTCCTTGGCCGCAAAAAGACCACGGCTTGAGATCATTCACCGGGGTGTTTGGAGAAATCTGGCGGATGGCAAATGGAGCATTCGAGAGGCACGTGCCCAATTCCGAATTGCCCACCGTGCCAGCGGGAAAAGTTCTTGGACGAGAACAAATCGGTGCGGGCGATCTTGGGGGAGCCGAAGAAAGCACAGAAGCCGGTTCGCCGCTGGTTCGATCCTAAGAAAGTCCGCTCACTACTGAAGCTGCCGAAGCCGATCGAAGTCGTGAAACCGCAGCCGGTCGCGCAATACCAGGTGCGCCGAGATGAAGACCAGGGATTCGAGCCTAGCTGGAGAGTTGAGCCGGTGAACTATACCGGCCGCGGAATCGTTTATTTGTTCGATTGCGAGTCCGATGCCGAGGCCTTTGTGAAGCAGAAAAACGAGGAGATGCTAAAGCGCAAATGATCCTACTTCTCGCTCTCCTGATGTCCATGCCCACGCACTTCGACCAAGCCCAACATGATCTCGCTGAGCTGCGCATAGGCAACGAGCTTCGCGTGGACAAGGACGCGATCGAACTCATGTGGCGTCCGTCGCGCAAACTGGTGCGCGAGTACGAGAAGGCTTATGGCTGCTATGTCCGGTTCCACCTCTACAAGGCGCGCGATTGTGATCCTGAACTCATTAAGGTCGCGGACCGCTTAAGGGCGGAAAAGGAATAGGATGGCTCTGCCGGCCAAGCGGCTTCGCGCTGAAACGTCTGACTTTGACCGCGAACTACGCACCAATAAACCACGCGCCTCGGCAAGTGCCAGGCAATCCATTTTTCAATAGTTTCCATTGTCGTCTAGGCCCCTTTTCGCTGTTTATATGCAGTTGACGACGAAACAGATGCCCGGTTTTGCTCACTGCGGGAGGTATTTTCATGGTTATCGTTCTGGTTATCCTGCTTCTTCTCTTCGGTTTCGGCGGCTACCGTATGGGGCCAGGACTCGGCTATTATGGCGGCGGCGGAATCTCGCTGATCATAGTTATCGTCCTTATTCTGCTGCTGTTGAAGCTCATCTAAGTGAGCGAATGGGAAGTTGTACCGATGGGCGCCGTCCCTGAACCGCCGCAGATTCGCCGGCCTGGGAAATATGCCCGCATTTTGATAGCGCTGCAAGGACTTACGGTGGACGAGGCGATTCACCTCCGGACCAAAGACGCCAAGCATTTTCACACGGCAAAGAAGCAGCTTCTGGCGCTCGTTAGGCCAACAGGACGCCGATTGCTTTCCAGCCGCACCGCGGACAAGACGGAGATGTGGATATGGCTGGAACCGAAAGAGGAATCGAAAGTTGGGGCCAAATCTGTGCGGAGAGTCGATCGGGACTCTGAGACCCGAAGCGGAACGTACGCGGCGCATCGCTGAACAGGCGCGCTTGATGCAAAGTTGGATAATCGTTCTCGCGAGCGCCCATGAAGATCCGGATTCGCAAGAGCAGCGAAATCGACGTGTGGATCATCTCGTACCCGAACCTTTTGGAAGATTGGTGCCTGACCTTTGAAGTGGCACGCACGAAAGGTTGGGAATACATCCGAAAACATTCGGGCAAAAAGTTGGGCCGCTGATTGCAGGTTCGCCCATCAGCAGCCCGTTTCCCCAGTTCTGCGTTGTTTCGTAAAGCAACTTTCGGCTCAGAACACTAACCGAGCCATTCCACCAAGGTGCCATGCCATCACTACCTGGACGCGTCTGCTCGACGCCTGGATGCGGCAAGCTACGCACGATCGGATCGCTATGTGAAGGCTGCGAGCGGACCCGTCAAACGCTCATCGACAGCTACCGGCGCGGATCCACAACTGAACGCGGATACGATACCGACCACCGTCGCATGCGCATCCTGGCCTTTCAGCGGGACAGCTGGCGGTGCGTGGACTGTGGCTGGCAACCGCAGATCATCGTCGACTCCGAGCAATACGAGTTGGGCGACCCGCCGCTCGAGGAGGTCCTCGGATTCCTCCGCCAGGCGTTCAATCGGGGCGACCGTCACCTCCACGGCGACCACGTCATTCCGATCGAGAACCGGCCCGATCTCAGGCTCGACCTCGACAACTACGCAACACGCTGCAACTTATGCCACAGTGCCAAAACCATGCGCGAATTGAAAGGATGCACCATGCCTTAAACCCGCTTCAATCCATTACTTCAGCGGTGACCGGACGGTGACCGTAACGGTGTGCGCACGGTGACCGGCACATAATACATATACATAGACAGTAACAATACATAAAAACAAGAGGGTGGATACGCGCACGCGTGCGAGCACTCTCAATCGCGTGGTACCGCAAAAGGTACCGGGACCCATACGGCACCGTCGCCCTAGACTTCTGAATTCGCAACAACATCCCTCCCGACACGGCGACCTGGCAGGGGGGTAGGGCGGGTCTAATCCCTACAACATCAAGAGTTTAACCGCACGCCGAGTCGAGCGAAAAAAATCGCAGGTTTCCAAAATTTTCAGGACGGTGAGCCAAATGGGACTCCGAGGGCCAGCACCTAAGCCGACCGAGGTGCGCAAAATGGAGGGCAACCCGTCTCATCGGCCGCTCCCGTCGAACGAGCCAAAGTATCTTCCCGGCGTTCCTGAGAAGCCGAAGGGGATGAGCCCGGCGGCGAGGCGAATTTGGGATGAACTCGTCGATGAGATGGCCAGTGCTTTCGTGCTCCGGCGAATCGATCAGCGTGCGCTGTGGCACTTGTGCGAAGACGAGGCTCTGATTGCCGAGGTATACGCCGGCATCTGGAAGACCATCCGTTCCGCCAAGAAGCAGGCTAAGGCGGAGGGCAAAAAACTTCCCGGGGGCGCACTCATGTCCCTGCTCAGCGAGACGAGTGGTCGGATGGCAATGTCGGCGGTCCGCGACATGAGCGTTCGGGTGATCATTCAACGGCGTGAATTTGGCCTGACCCCATCGGCTCGGTCGCGCGTGGAGGCACTCGACGGTTGGCAGGGTGGCCCGACCGGAGGCGGCGGAGATCCCCTGGAGATGAAACTGTGTGGGTAGTAACTACCGTCCGGACACGTGCGCATATTGCAGCGCCGACACCTGGTGCGAGACCAGGTCTAACGGGAAGCCGCAATGCCGCGGGTGCAAGGTCGAGAAGTTTTATGAGCGGGTCTTGTATCCACCGCTCGGCCTGTCGCTCATGGGCTGGCACCGTAAAGTCCTGCGCGGATTATTCGGCACCGTAAAGCCAGAAGACGGCCGCCGGCGCTTCAGGCGCGCATACGTTTCAACCGGCAAGCAAAACGGGAAGTCGTTCATCACCGGCGGCCTTCCGATCTACCACATGCTGATGGAGGATGAACTCAACCCTGAAGCATACGGCTCGGCCGGAGCGAAGGAGCAAGCCGGCCTGGTCTTTAAAGCAGCGAAGCAGCTTGTCGATGCGAACCCTGATCTGCGTGCCAGGCTGAAGGTCCTGGCCAGCACAAAGCGGATAGTTCGGCGGGATGGCGGCGGAACCTATCAGGTGCTTTCGGCGGATGGCGATGTTCAGGACGGCATCCGTCCCAGTCTCAACATCCGCGATGAGATGCACCGCTGGAAGACTCAAAAGGCGGAGACGCTTTACGAGGTAACGACCAAGGGACAGATCAGCCGAGACGAACCGCTCGACATCGCGATTACGACTGCCGGCGCGGAGTACGAATCGCCCTTGTGGTTTGGTGAGTACGAGTTCGCGAAGCAGGTTCTGAGCGGCGCGGTAGAGTCGGAGAATTTCTTCGCGGCGATCTGGGAGGCGGACAAAAAGAAAGCGGAGGCGGATCCGGAATATTGGAAATCGCGGGAGGCGCGTGTGGCTGCGAACCCTAGCCACGAGGACCTGGGTGGATTTCTGAAAGACGCGGCGATCGTCGTCGAGCTCGAAAAGGCTATCGTTCAGCCGGCGAAGAAATCGATCTACATGCGTTACCACCTGAACCTCCCATTAACTTCGACGACTGAGCCGATCATCGACACCGCTCAGTGGTTGGCATGCGGCGGGGATACAGACCTCCGGGAGTGGCCGGAGATGGACGTCGAGCTACTCATCAGCAAATGGGGCCTTCTCGATAAGACTTGCCTGGTGGGCGTGGACGCGTCTTGGACCACGGACATGACCGCGGTCGTATTCGGTTTTCCGCCGGAGCGAGAAGGCGGCATCTGGACACTGCTGCCGTTCTTCTTTGTGCCAGTCGAGCGGGTGCCGGCGATCGAGAGAATTTGCAGAATCCCGCTGCAGTCCTGGATCAACCGCGGGTTTGTGATCGCGACGCCCGGGAATGCCATCGATCTGAGGTCCGTCAAGGATCGCATTCGGTGGGGCGCCGAGATGTTCGAACTGCGCGAGCTCGCCTATGACCGCTGCAACTTTCGCACGGAGGCGATGGAGTTACTCGACGAGGGCATCACGACCGTCGAGGTACAGCAAAGTTTCATGCAGCTCAGTTATCCGACAAAGTTTCTGCTGGCTGCTTACGTCGACCAGAGGATCAGGCATGGAAATCACCCGGTGCTCAACTGGCACGCAGCATGTCTGCAGTTGCAGTACGACCGCAAAGACAACGTTCAGCCGTCGAAGCCTGAGCGACTCAAGTCTTCCAAGCGCATCGACGGAATCCAGGCCACGGTGACCATGCTGAATCGCGGAATCGTTCACGACGATAGCACGATCACATACACGGGCTTGCGGAGTATGAACTAGTGTTTCCTGCCCTCGTCGACGCGGTAAAGGGAGCGTACAAGGCGATCAAGGCAGGTACAGGAGACGAGACCCTCTCGCTCGGGATCGGCGAAACAAAGAACGCCATCCTCGACTTCTCGCTGATCAATGCAGGATGGTACGCGCGCCACGGATTCCCCCTCCTCTACAACGCGTTAACCGGCGGGGCGCCTGCATGGTCCGGAGAGCCGGTATCGCTTCAGACGGCGATGGGTCATTCGGTTGTGAATGCATGCAACCGGCTGATTAGCGAGACGCAGGGATCGGCGCCGCTCATGATGATGCAGCGGAAGGGCTCCGAGAAGCAGCAAGCGACCAGCCACCCGATGTATTCGGCTCTCCTGAACGCGCCAAACCATGAGATGTCGGCGATGAGTTTTCAGGAAACGCGGACGAGCCACTGTGTCATGCAGGGGAACGGGTTCGCGCAGATCGTCCGGCGAAGTGGGACGGGCGTTGCGATTGAGTTAAACGCGCTTGATCCCGGGCAAGTGGGACTCGACCGCGAGAAAACCGGGCAGAAGCGCCTGGTGTACATCGTCAAGCACAGCTTGGGAGGCGTTGCCGGTAACAACGAGACAACTTACACGGTCGATCCCGGCAAGCCGCAAGACATCCTGCACATTCGCGGTTTGGGCTGGGACGGCCTCCGCGGCTACTCGGTCATCACCATGGCCAGGCAGAGCATCGGGACCGCGCTCGCTACGGAGCGTCACGTTGCTCGCTTCTATGCCAACGGCGGCCGGGTTCCTTATCACTTGGAAAGGCCGAGGAAATTTAAGAACGACGAGGAGTTCAATAAGTTCCGGCAGGACTGGGAGCAGACATACTCCGAGCCACACAAGGTCCCGATCCTAGAGGACGAGATCAAGTATGTGCAGGACGGCATGAGCGCCGTAGATTCGCAAATGCTCGAGAGCCGGCTCTTCGACATCCACGAAATCTGCCGCTGGTTTCTCATGAGTCCGCACCTGGTCGGCGATTTGAGCCGCGCCACGTTCAGCAACATCGAGCAATTGGCGCTCGAATTCGTCAAGGTCACGATGGGGCCATGGTTCAAGCGCTGGGAACAGGATCTATGGCGGTGCGTGCTCACCCCAGATGAGAAGGGCCAAGGCTATTACTTTAAGCACGACATCACCGACTTGGTTAGCGGCGACTTCCTGACAAGAATGCAAGGCTTCTCGATCGGGCTGCAGAACGGAGTCTGGAGCGATAACGAAGTCAGGAATTCTCTGGATATGAACCCGTTCAAGGGCGGCGATGGTCACAATATCCAGCTCAACATGCAGCCGGTACCTGCGACGGGACTGGCGCCCCCTGCAAGCCAATCGCCGCAACTGGTACGCATCAGCGAATAAGTCACTTCGAAAGGAACACAATGCCTCCAACTAACGCCACGTCGACGAAACGACGTTTCTCGATCCAGGTCAAGGAAATCGGAGCCGATGGATCATTCGAAGCAATACTCGCTTCCTACAACACCAAGGATCTTGGCGGAGACATCATCGAGCCCGGCGCCTTTGCGAAGACCATCAAGGAGCACGGATCAGAGGTTCCACTTCTCTGGCAGCACAAAGCAGATCGTCCTATCGGCACGTTGAGCCTGGTCGACGGCCCAGATGCGCTCCGCGTCAAGGGCCAGCTCGTGATGGACGTCCCCGATGCGATGAATGCTTATCGGCTCATCAAGGCCCGCGTGATCAAGGGCATGTCGATCGGCTATGACACGATCAAGGACCAGGTCGAGAACGGCGTGCGGATGCTGAAAGAAGTACGGCTCTGGGAGGGATCCATCGTCACCTTCCCGATGAACGAAGCTGCGATGATCACCTCGGTCAAAAACGTGGGCGGAACTGAGACGAAGGACGATTTCAATACCGAGCTCTCAGAGATTCAGCTGCAGGACGCCGGCTACCAAATGCGCTATGCACTGTTTAACGCGCTCGGAAGCTGCATCTGGGCCAGCGGCATGACAAAGGACGACAAGGTTGCCGCGGCAAAGGCCTCGATCGACCAATTCGCCGAAGCCTACCTTACCTATTTTCCCCAGTATCTCGATTGGCTCGCGAGCGTGTACGGCGACATGGAGATGATGGGCCGCCTTCAAATGGAAGAGAAGGACATGGGCTCGGTGCTCAGCCGCGGCATTAAGCGCGTGGGTACGTATCGCAAGCTGCAGGCAGGCCTGATCTCGCTCACCCAGGCGAGAACCGAGCTGAAGGAAGGCCGCAAGTTCTCGGCCGAGACCACAAAGACTTTGAAGGCAGCCCACGAGCACGTAAAGGACATGGGCGATAGTTGCAAGAGCCTCGACGATATTTTCGGTTCACTGTTCGATGACGAAGCCGACGACGAAACCGAAGTTGATTCGGGCGACGACACTTCAAAATCGACAGCCGTGCCGGAAACGAAAACCGAGCCGGTTGAAGACCACTCGGCAGCTGCAGAAATCCTCACTGGTCTGAGGTCGCTGATTCCGAAAGCGTAATCGACGGAAAAATCTCAATACCCGAGGAACACCATGGAACTCAAAGACCAGCTCACTGCGCTGCAGGCCGAGCTTAAGACTCACTTCGACAAGGCTACCGAAGAGCAGAAGCTCAACGGCACCATGCGCGAAGAAACCAAAGCCTCCATCACTAAGCTCCAGACGCAGGTTGATGCGATGGACGTAAAGCTGGCAACGAGGATGGTTGCCGATCAGGGCCAAGGTTCGACCCTAGTCAAGACCTTCCAGGAGAGCGAAGGCGTCCAGCGTCTTTTGAGAGACAAGAAAGGCCATGCCTTCGTAACCATCAAGGGCAACGACATGATGGAGTTGATGAATCGTAAGTCGATCATCACTGCGGTCACTTCTGGGACCGGCCCTGGCGGCGATCCACTGGCGCCAGTAGGCACCCAGACCACGGGTGTCTTGCCAATCGGCCGCATTCCGGGAATCGTCGCGGAAGCGCGTCAGGTCCTCCGGATTCGCGACCTGTTCAGTCAGCGGCCAACCACGATGGCACTCGTCGATTTCGTCAGGGTTAACCAGCCCCTGTCGATTGCTTCGCCGGTTGCCGAAGCGAGCACCAAGCCGGAAAACCAACTGACCTTCACGGCCCTCAGCGAAAGGATCAAGCTCCTGGCCACTTTCATTTTGGCCACCCGCCAGGTGCTCGACGATTTTGTAGAGTTGATGAGTTTCATCGAGACATCACTTCCCTACTATGTCAACCTCGAGGAAGAGCTGCAACTTTTGTCGGGTGACAATGTGAATGAAGACCTGCACGGTGTCGGCACGCAGGCCACATCCTTCAACACTGCGCTATTGCCCTCCGCAGCAGCGGGCTGGAATCGCATCGATATAGTGGGGACCGCGATTGAACAGATCAACATCGCCAAGGAAATCGACCCAACCTTTGTCGTGATGAATCCCACCGACTGGTGGAAGATTCGTCTCACTAAGGATGGGTTCGGCCGGTATATCCTCGGCGATCCACAAGCTTACGTCAGGCCTAACATTTTTGGCCTCGACGTAGTCCCGACCACATCGCAGGCGGCAGGAACGTTCTTGGTTGGCTCCGGTTCGCCGGTGGCTGCTGAGATCAGGGATCGCATGGAGATGGCGGTCGAAATATCGACTGAAGATTCCGACAATTTTAGAAGGAACTTGGTCACAATAAGAGCGGAGAAACGGCTCGCAATGGTTGTCAAAAGGCCGCTCAGTTTCGTCCAGGGCTCGTTCAACACCTCTCCCTAACCAGTAAGTATCGGCGCGGGGAGGCTAAACCTAGCCTCTCCGCGACTTCGATGCGAATTATTTTCGGGCCCGGAAAATTTTAACCACCAATGTCGCGAGGCATAAATGAAGGTAATCGCAAACCGGGCGCTCCGCGGTGAGTACGGGACCGTGGTTCCCGATCAGGAATTCGAATGCCGTGACGAGATCGCGCAACAGCTTCTGAAATCCGGCCTGGTGCGGAACGCGCTCCCGCCCAAGGTCGAATACGAAACCAAGATCATCAAGCCGGAAGCTCCCGAGGTGGGCCCGCGGGAACCGTTTCGTGACCGCACTATGCCTGACGCGAAACAGGAGAACGTGGCTTCCGAAAGCGATCGAATGTTTCCTGTCGCAGACCTATCGTCGGACCGAACTACTGATCCTCGCGGACGGGGAAGACGTTCAGGATCTGGTTCCCGCTGACGATCGCATCCGGCTCGTTCACCTGGCCGAGCAACGGAAAATTGGCGAGAAGCGGAACTTTGGATGCGAGCGTGCGCTGGGCGATGTCATCTGTCATTGGGACGATGACGACTATTCTGCACCTGGTCGAATTGCTCATCAGGTCGAGATGCTCAATGAAAGCGGGCTATCGGTCGCGGGCTTCCACTCGATGCGGTTCACGGATGGGTCGAACTGGTGGCAGTATCTGGGGTCCAAGAATTACGCGCTCGGGACCTCACTCTGTTACCGGCGCGAATGGTGGCAGGCGAACAGGTTCAGTCTCGCGAACATCGGCGAAGACAACACGATGGTGTGGGCGGCACAGCATGCGAAACAGATCGTCTCGGAAGACGCCGGCGAATTGATGTACGCAACGATTCACCCGGGCAACACGAGTCCGCGCATGATCGCGGATAACTGGAAGAAGTTATGAACAAGACAATCAGCGTGACGGCAACCTGCACAGAAGGCCATAAGCAAACGATCCAGGTCTACGGGATGGCAATGGAGTGGGCCAAGGCCTGGGCCGCGCTCATGGACGGCACGTCCGCCTTCTACGTAGCCTCTCCCCGCGGGACAGACAGCATGATCGGCAAGTGTGGAATCTGCGGTTCTCAAATCGACTGCACCGTTGAGGAGGAAGTAGACCGCAGCGCGCGCGTTCTGGTCGATGGCTCGCCAGTCACCGAAGACCATCGAGAAATCAACCCTGCTACCGGGCAACAGAAGGATTATGTGGTGCTCGACGCAGAGGAGCGCGCGAAGGGATTCGTTCGCCCCGTTCGGCGAAGCTACATCCACGTCGGGCTTGACCCGAAAATGAACGGGATCGTTCTGGTGAAGCCGGGCGAAAAGGGATGCGGAAGTAGAACCAGCATGGCGCTGGTTATCGCCGAAACTTACGCGCGAGACCCCGGATTCTATAGCGGGACATTCTGTTCTCATTGCGGGACTCACAGGCCGCTTGAAGAGTTTGTCTGGGAAGGCACTACTGAGCGAGTGGGGAGCTGACCATGAAGGCTTGGTTTGCGATCCCTTCGGCAAGACCAGCGGAAGAGGCGAACGTCGTTCTGCGTAAATGGAAGGAAAAGGGCTACGGCGTCGCCGTCTGGCGTGACACAGGACCCGATGTTCTCTACACCGGCGAACCCGTCTGCGACTTCTATCTCACCGGCAAATACCCCGGTTATGCAAATGCGGTGAACGCGCTCGCTGGCAAGGTACTGGAATTCGACCCGGAGTGCCGATTCATTGTTACAGGCGGTGACGATACAGAGCCAGATCGCGCGCATGACCCGGACAGCATCGTCAAAGAGTGCGAGGAGCATTTTGGCGGAACTTTCGGGGTGATGCAGCCAACCGGAGACCGTTGGGCGGACGGGTCCATCGACCGGATAGCCGGCAGCCCCTGGATGGGCCGCGAATGGTGCGAGCGCGCCAACGGTGGCGCGGGGCCGCTTTGGCCTGAATTCACGCATATGTTCGTGGATCAATGCCTGATGGATACGGCGAAGCGCTGCGGAGTTTTCTGGCAACGCCGGGACCTGATCCATTTGCATCGGCACTTCATGCGGAAGAACGAAAGCCTGGACGTCAACCGGGTGAACCCGCCGGCCCACCTGGTGAAGTGGAACAGTTCTACTCACTGGGCGGAGATGCAGGCGATTTATATGCGATTGAAGCGCTGTGACTTTGCGCCGTGCATGCCGAGGGAGGCAGCTTGATTTACCGCTCGAACCTTTCCGCTCCGGATCTGCAGCCGTTCTTCAAGCACGTGCATTGTCGCCCAATGGGTCACAGCATGGGCCACGACATCCTGAGCGATTTCGCGGACCGTCCCGCCGGCGATCCGTTGCTGGGACTTTATAAAAATTGCGGCTTCTGGACTCATGATGAGGCGGCGATTCTCTATACCATCGCGAATGACTTGCGCGGGGAGTGGATCGATATCGGCTGCCATACGGGTTGGACGTCGGCCCATGTTGCCGCCGGTGGCTGCGAAGTCCGCGCAATCGATCCGATGTTGGGGGTCCCGGAGTTCAGTGAGCGGGCATCTGAGAATCTATTTTATGCCGGGGCGCGCGCATCGCGGATTCCTCGATACGCCATGACGTCCAAAGAGTTCTTCTCTGATCTCCATTCTTCGGAACTGTTTTCCGGCGTGGTAATCGACGGCGATCACATGTCACCATGCCCTCTCGAGGACGCCAAGAATGCAGCCGATCATCTCGAGACTACCGGCGTCATTCTCTTCCATGATTTCATCGGGCGCCCGGTCCGCGAAGGCGTCGAGTACCTGATGTCGATCGGCTTTCAATGCCGGGTCTACTGGACGCCACACATGGTCGCTTGCTGCTCGCGGGGCTTCATTCCGCCCGACCACGTTCGCGATCCCAGGATCAACTGGGAAGCGGTAAAGAATTCGATGAGCGACTTCGATTTCGGGGCGTGCGCGTGAGCAAATGGAATAGGGCTGCGGATCTCTTAGAGGCGGTGGCCGTGGTCGTGGGCTCGCTCATGCTTGCGACCGCAATCGTGCTTTTAATCGGCCTCGTTATCGAGCGCTACCTATGAGCTATTCGCAGGGGGACGAAGAGAAGTACATCCTGCAAGCGGTCAAGAATATCGCGCGCGAGCACGGACGGTTCCTGGATATCGGCGCCTGGCATCCCACGAACCTATCGAATACGCGCGCATTATTCGAGCGCGGCTGGTCCGGCGTCATGGTTGAGCCGTCCCCGGAGCCGCTCCTGGTTCTGTTGCGCGAATACGGCAATGAGGATCGCATCCAGCTTTTGAGTGGGGCCGTGGCAGTCGATAGATCGATCACGCGATTTCATGCGACGTCCGATGCGCTCACAACCTCGAGCGAAGAAAGTTACGAGCGCTGGAAGGGCGTCGGGGGCTTCTACGGTTCGTTTTATGTGCCCGTAATCACCATTCCCGAGATCCTGCATCGCTTTGGGGACTTCGACTTTGTGAGCATCGACGCCGAGGGCTCGAGCGTGGACCTCTTGCACGCGCTCCTGGCAACAGAGATGCGCCCGGCCGCGATCTGTGTCGAGTACGATTTCCGGTCGGAGGAATGCATCCATTCCGCTGGCCAGAAGGGTTATCGCATGCTCTACACGAGCAGCGAGAATGTGGTGTTCGCGCGATGAAACGCGTAAAGAAGATCAAGATTAAAGTATTCGCCCCGGGCAACAAGTCCAAAACGGTCCACGTGTACGAGGCGGGAAACGGTCGCGCGTTCTATCCCCAAACGGTCGAACATCTCCTCGGCCGCGTTTGCGAGGAAGTAGACAAAGCCTATCCGGGCGAGAAATACAAGCTGGTGCCAACGGGGCCAGCAAGCTTCAATCTCGTCCATCAGGGCAAAGCAGAAGAGGTCGCATAGGCGATGAAAGGATTCGTGGTCAACGTGGCGACCGGCGACCATTACGTGAAGGGGCAGAAGCGGCTCACCCAAGCACTGGGGAGCGGCGCCACTATGCTCTCCTGGACGAACATACTCCCGGTCGGGTCGCCGCCTCATTCCGAAGTCCCGTATGCGTTCAAGGCATTCGCGCTCCAAGATGCTGCCGCACGTGGTAATTCTTTGCTGTTATGGGCCGATGCGTCGATCTTGCCAGTTGGCCCACTCGGCCCACTTTTCGACCGCATCTACGAGGACGGTTACTGGATTTCGAAGAACGGCTGGACGAACTCGGAATGGACCGCGGATTCGGCCTATGCGGATCTCGGGATCAGCCGGCACGATAATGCCAGCGTGCCTCACGTCGTGGCGACCGCCTTTGGGCTGAACGTGCTCCATCCGAAAGGCCGGGCAATCCTGAATGAATATGTGCGGTTGGCGAAAACACGCGCTTTCTGTGGACCATGGCGGAATTGCCCGGAAACGCCGTGCGGCGGACCTGAAGTGCTCGGTCACCGGCACGACCAGACGGCCCTCAGTGTGATCGCGTGGAAGCTGCAGCTTAAGCTCACGGATCCGCCCGAGATATTCGCATACAAGGGCGGCGAGATTTCCAGCACGGTCCTATTAGCGGACGGAGACTATTAATGGCCGAAACGGCGTTCAAAGACCTGGTGGACGAATTGCCCGAACCCATGACCTGTCCGCGGCGTGCGGAAAACGGGATGGATCGCGACAATGGTCCGTTTAAAAACTCCGGAAACGGCCTGGACCGTTGGCAGAAGTTCAAATCGAACGGCGACAGGGTATGTAGTTATTGCGGCTCGCTCCATCCAGAGGACTTCTTCGCCCTAGTCAAGGCGTGCGCCGAAACGGATGCCGAGGTTCCCTACGAAACGGCGACGCGGATTGAGCCGAGCGACAAGGGTTACAAGGTCTATGTTCATCGTCCAGGTGTGCACAATGCCCATGACGGCGGCATAAAGTTCTATAAGCAGCACATCCCCCGCGCTGGCGATGGGAAGCTGATCCTCCCGGAAGGCGCTGACCTGTATTTCTCATGCGCCGTAGTGAATTCGCGAGAAAGATTTGACAAATTTCTCGACGGGCGGCGAGCGAACTGATGCGCCTGATCGGAATGATGCCGTGCCGCAACGAAGACTGGGTCCTCGGTCTCTCTGCGCGCGCGGCTCTGATGTGGTGCGACGTCCTGGTGATCTTGAATCACGCGAGCACTGACGGCACAGAGGCTATCATCTTCGACCTGATGGCCGAATTCCCGAGCAGAGTCTTTGCCGAACCCATTGATGGCGATTGGGCCGAGATGCAGCACCGGCAGCGAATGCTCGATTTCTCCAGGCAACTGGGCGCGACGCACCTCGCCATTGTCGACGCGGACGAGGTCCTGACCGGCAATCTACTTGGGTCGATCCGCACCCACATCGAATGCATGCCGAAGGGCTGGATCCTGCAGCTGCCCGGGTATAACCTCCGCGGCGGCCTCGATCGCTACCACGGGAACGGGATCTGGGGGCAGCGCTGGTTCTCGACGGCGTTCGGGGATGACCCGCGACTCGGCTGGTCCGGTGATCGGTTTCATCAGCGCGAGCCGAGCGGAGGGATTGTTCGGCAATCGCGTCCAATTGCGCAGGGCCAGGGCGGGATTATGCATCTTTGGGGAGCAAGCGAGCGTCGACTAAGGGCCAAGCATGCGGCATACAAGATGATCGAGACCCTGCGCTGGCCATCGAAGTCGAAACAGGACATCGATCGGCTTTACAATCTCGCTTTTGTGCCGTCTGCGAACATGCAATTCGAGCAACTCTGGCGCTATGCCGAGGTACCAGCGGATTGGTGGGCGCCCTATAGCGAGTTGCGCTCATGCGTAAAGTTGGACACGATTCCCTGGCAGGAAGAGATGTGCAGAACGCTCCACGTGGAACATGGCTCCGAGCGGTTCGCGGGGCTTGATCTGTTTGGCGTAGTTGAACCTGCGGCGGTGACTCAATGAGTTGGGGACCCTTCGCTGGTGGCGGCTCTGGTTGGGGAGCCTATTCGAACATTCTTTTGTACCCCGCCTACGACGGTTACGGCTCCCTCAATTTAACGCAACAGTCGCCGGTACAAACATTCGTCGAGCCGCTCACCAACGCGGAGATGTATTCCTATCTGAAGATCCCGGCCCGCTCGCCCGTCGATCCCGAAGAGGACGATTACATCACCTCGATGATCTCGGCATCTCGCGAGCAAGCGGAGATTCTTCAAAACAGGGATTTGGTACGCAAGCAATGGGACCTGACTTACGATTACTGGATGTCGTACCGCGTCCAGTTGCGCGCACCGCTTGTCTCTGTGGACCTAGCGCAGTATATGGATTCGACTGGCGCTATCACGGTGATGACCGAGGGACCGAATGGCGATTACATCGTAGACGCTTCCAAGCAGCCCGGAAGCATCTATCCGCCATACAGCAAGACCTGGCCAACGTTCACCCCGTGGCCAACATCTGCGCTATTGATCCGGTTCACTAGCGGTTACTCGAACGCGGACCCGTTCTGGAATGATTCCGGCGCCCGGATCAAGACCGGAATGAAGCTGCTGATTTCGGCTTGGTATAACAACCGGATGCCGTTTGAGAAGGGCGCGGCCGCGACGCAGGAATACCCGTATGCGGTGACGTCGTGCCTGTCGTACGGTTCACTTGTGAGGGCGCGATAAGTGGGAACAGCATGGCCACAGATCGACCCCGGCAAGATGGTTCACCAGGTCACCATCCTGCAGCAGCAAACGATCCAGGACATTTCCGGCGCCTCAACGCAATGGGTTCCATTCGTCACGACCTGGGCCGAGATCATTCCCGTTCGCGGGATCGACGTCGTGCGATCGGGCCAGGACACGACGCAGCTATTTCTGACGGTCAAGATTCGCTGGCAGACCGGGATTCTGGCGAAGATGCGGGTGCAATCGCTGAATGGGCAATATGTGATCCAGGCGATCGAGAACCCGGGCGAGCGGAACGTCATCCTGGTGCTCACGTGCCTGGGGCTCGGGAGCAATGAGTAATGGCCGAATTCAAAGTGATGCTGAGCCCAGAGATCCCAGAGAACGAAATCTGGGCATCCTCGCAGGCTTTCGAATCGCTGAAAGACCGGATCACGCCCGAGTTCGAAGAGGTCCTGAAGGCAGTCAAGGAAACGCAGGCACTCGCGGATAAGCTTTATGCCGGCAGTGATCGGACGGTCCGGATCAGTCTTGAGGTGACACACGCCGATGGAAATTAAGGTCGACGTCAAAGGTCTCCAGGGAGTTGAGGACGCGCTCTCCCAGGCCGGTCCCAAGATCGCAAAGGCTTCACTTCGCAAAGGCCTGATCGCTGGTGGCCAGGTTCTAGTCGATGCCGTCAAGGGTCTGACTCCGGTCGCTAAGGTAGGCACTCCGCAGCGGGAGCCGGGCGAGCTCCGGGACGCGATGACGATGAAGACCAAGCTCTCGGCAAAGGAACAGTCCGGCTATACGGTGATCGGGGCGGAATACAAGAAAGAGGACGGCAGCCAGTCCCCGGGCGTTTATGACAAGTTCGTCGAGTTCGGATCGATTCACGGTGCCGCTCAGCCCCATATGCGGCCGGGGTTCGATCAGGCAAAGGGAGCCGCACTCGATAAGTTCACCGAGGTTATGCGCGAAGGCGTGGATTCGCTGAAGTCATGATCGAACAAGGGCTCGCGCTATTGGTGCAGGGAAACGGAGCTGTCGCGGCGATCGCCGCGGCCGGTGGCGGGTTCATGGGCACGCTTCCGAAGGATTTCACGCTTCCGAGTTGGAGCTATGTGATCGTTTCGGACCCGGTCGACTATGAACTAACGGGACCGGTCGCGCTCGGGTCGACGCGGATCCAGATTGATTGCTACGGCGCGAATGGCGCGGACGCGATCCGGCTGGCCAAAGCGATCGATGCCGTGCTCAATGGCTATCGCGGAACCATGACGGACGCGGATTCGACATTCGTCCAGGGGTGCTTCCGCACCAACAAGATCGATTTCTTCGACGACAATGCGCGCAATTATCGCCGCATGCTCGAGTACCTCTTCTGCGCCGATTCCAGCTAGACGCAGTAACGAGTCCACCGATGTAACAGCACCCGCCCGTGTGGCGGGTTTTCTTTTGACCGCCACAAACCAAGGAGCGACACCATGCCAACAACGAAAGCAACGATTGGATATTTAGCAACATTCTCGACCGGAAGCGGGAGCCCGACCTCCTATACGCAGATGGCCGAGGTGAAATCAATCAAGCCTTCGATCGCCACCATCCCCGCGATCGACGCAACGCACCTCCTCAGCCCGAACGCAACTGAAGAGAAACTGCCAGGCCTGATCAAGCCGGGTACAGTCGAGATCAGCGGGAACTTCATCGGCGATTCGTCCCAATTGAACATCCTGGCGCTCGCAGAATCCCGCGACGTGTTTCCATTCAAGATCACCGCACCCATCAATTCCGGGACCCAGGTCTATACATGCACCGGGACCGGATTCGTCTCCAAATACGAGAACGGCCCGCTTGAGCCCAGCAAGTTGAACGAGTTCTCGCTGAGCATGGAGATCACCGGAACCGTCACCGAGACAGTCGTCTAAATGGGGACCTTCCTGTTTTTCCAACTGCATTTGAGGGAGTAATTCGTGGCAAGGAAAGCAACTGACAAGCTGATAAAAAGGGTCGAGGTCAAGCTCGATGGTAAAGTCTGGCCCCTCATCATCACGCACAACACGCTGATCGAAGCTGAGGACTTGACCGGCCTAAACACGCTGACGGGCGAAGTAAGCATCCTTCGCCCATCAGCAAAACTTATTCGTGCACTGCTCTTTCTCGCCCTCAAGGATGCGGGGGCGGAATACACGCTTCAAAACGTGGGATTGCTGATCAATCCAAAAAATATTGTCAAGATCCAAGAGGGACTGCTGAGCGCCTGGGAAGCATCCATGCCCGAGAAAGAGGAACTCGAAAACCCTACGGAAGCGGCTCCGTAAAGCCGCTCACCTCATGGATGGAGGCCTGGGCGATAGCGCGCCATGACCTCGGGCTTTCCGATGAAGAGTGGCTCAGGATGACGCCGCGCCACCTTCATGCGTTGCGCTTGCGTCAGGAACAGAAGATGCAACGCGAGGAACTCCTCGTCGGCATCATCTCTTCGACGGTTGCAAACAACGGTTTCCGCGATCACAAGCGCCCGATCACCCCGGAATCGTTCATGCTTCATCCCTTCCCATCTGAACCAGAGAAACCCATAACCGGCGAGGACATCATGGCCGCATTCGCCCCGATCATTGCGCGACAAAAGAGGACCGCAGCATGAGCATAGTCGTCGGAACACTTTCCATCGATTTGACTGCGAATACAGCCTCGTTCTCGCAGTCGATGGATAAGATGTCGCAGCTGTCCGCGAAGACGGCAAACGACATCAAGCGCTCGCTCGAAAAAATCACGGCCGTCGGCCTCGCGATGGGAGCCGCGATCGCTACCGGAACCGCAGCCATGGTCGAGGGGGCGATCGATGCGGCGGACAAAATGGGCAAGATGGCTGAATCGGCTGGCACGACGGCCGAGACGCTATCCGTGCTCACCTATGCGGCAAAGCTGAGCGGAGTCGAGACCGAAAAGCTCGGTATCGGACTCGTGAAGCTTAGCCAGGCTGCGTTCAAGGCCCAGAATGGCAACGCGCAACTCCAGAACATATTCGGCCGTCTGGGCGTATCAGCTACCGACTCTAACGGTCATCTGAAAGATTCCGGCGTGCTGATGGAACAGCTCGCCGTTAAGTTCTCGGGCACCGCGGACGGCGCCGGGAAGACGGCTCTCGCGGTCGCACTGTTCGGCAAGTCTGGCGCGTCGCTGATTCCGATGCTTAATCAGTATGGGAGCGAGCAGGCGCGCGTCAATGAAGAGGCCCATCAATTCGGCCTGGTGCTGAGCACGTCGACCGTCGAAGTCGCCGCGCAAGCCCACGACAACCTGATGCGCATGCAGGAGGTTCTCCGCGGCGTCGGCTTCGCGATCCTGGGTGCGACCTTGCCATCTATGGTCGAGCTTAGCGACAAGTTGATAGAGGTCGCTAAAAATGCCGATATTCCCGACCTAGCCAAAGCGTTCGGCGAGAAAGTCGTCACCGCGGTCAACATACTTGGCAACGCTCTGCAGTTCGCGGAGAAGCACGCGCAAGGTCTGAAGATCGCGCTCGAGGCCCTCGTCGGCTTGGGTGCGCTCAAGATTGCAATCCCGATCGCTGGCGATCTGGCTGCCGGCGGAATCGACAAGCTCGGCGCCGGCATAACGCGTGCGACGGTCGGACTCCTGGGACTTACCCGCGTTTTGCCCGTACTGGCGAAGTTCGGCACGTGGGCATCAGAGACCGCGGCATTCGTCGGGCTTCTCGCATCGGAAGAGGGCATCGCATCGGCCGCGGCGTATGTACTCGGCGGAGCAGTGGCAACGGTAGGCGGTCCGGTCGGTGTGGCCGCGATCGCGATCATCGGACTGGGAGTGGCCCTCTATAAGTTCAGGGACGCAACCTTCTCGCTGCAGGGCACGACTTACGAGCTCCGCGACGTTTGGAGTGCTGCCTGGATCGTCATGGGCAAGTCGCTTACCTGGATCAAGGGCGAGTTCTCAAAGCTGATCGATGGTATGCGAGCCGCGTGGACGGCATTCACCGCCTGGTTCGGTGCGAACTGGATCGTGAACGCGCTCGAGAGTGCATTTGGCAAGGCGCTGGCCTTTGCGAAGAGCATCCTCGGCAGCCTCGTTCCCCAATTTGCGATCGACGCACTCAATCAAGCCAAATTTGAACGCGAGCATCCAGAGGCTAAACGCTCGGGGACTGCTCCTGCGCCTATTCGCGCACCGAAGCCGACACTCGATACGACCGGGCTCGGCAAACCGCAGAAGGATCCTTATGCTGAGGAAATCCGGAAGCTCGATGAGGCGATCGCAGCCCAGAAAGCGTATCTGGCGGTTCTCGACGGCACGCCAGAAAAGATTGCGGAAGTTGCGGCGGCGGAAAAGGCCCAAGCCGTCATCCTCGAGTTGAATAATCGGCTCATCGGCGAGGGAAAGCCAAAGCTGACGGAACTCCAGCAAGCGACCATCAGCCAGAAGGTTTCGACCGAGGAATCGACTAAGGCTCTAGTCGAATACGGCAAAGAACTCGTCGGACAGCAGCACGGCGCCGACCTGGCTATTCAGCAGACCCGGGCAATGGCCGCGGCCAACCTCGAGGGCGATGCCGCGATCCGCCGCACTGCCGTCGATAACGCGATCCTAGGCCTCACATTCAACCGCACGGCCGAGCAGATCAAGACGATGACTCCTGAGCTCGCAAAGCTGCGCGAGGAACTCACCGCTAAGTCGTCGATCGAGATCGTCGCATCTGCGAACAAGGAAGTGGATGCGTTACGCGATCAGCTGGCCGAGCGCGAACTGGTAACCTCTGCGACCCTGGCATCGATCGATGTGCAGCGCCAGGCCGCACTCGCGAGCAAGACGTACAAGCTCGATCAGAACATCGCTGAAGCCCCTGACGATTCAACGCGCCAGGCTCTGCTCAGGCAAAAGGACGCGCTCGTCGAACTGACGAAAGCCGAGTGGGCCGCGAATGACGCCGAGGCAGCCAGGTCCCTGCTTTCGCCCGAAGACGAATACCAGCGCAGCGCCGATAGCCTGAACCATGCCGTCGAAGCACTGAAGGAACTCCAGGGTGGGACGCTCACCTATGCGCAAGAGTTAGGCATCGCGGCCAAGCAACAGGAGGAATTCAATAAGGCCACGGATGCGACCGTCGAACTGCTCTTGAAAGAGGGTTCGCTCGGGGACGGCGTTACGGCCTTTTTCCTCAAGATGCAAGAGAGCGCAAAGACGGCCGCGGCGACCATCTTCGACACCATGAACGAGATGTTCAACAAGCTCTCCGATAACCTGACGCAGCTGATCACGGCGCCGAATCGGTTCAAGCGGAAAGATGCGATCAATGCGTTTGCTGGCACGTTCGAAGGCATCGGGAAGAATCTGCTCGATTCCCAGATCAAGAGTCAACTCCAAGGGGGTCTGGGCGCCCTCGGCAAGCTCTTCGGCGTGGACCTCGGCAGTGCGACGGGCAAGGTCGACGGATCGACTTCATCAAACGCGCTATGGGTACGCTGGGCCTCGGCGAACGGCTCGCCGATTACGGGCTTGGGGCAGGGCGGAGGAGGCACGGCTTCAGCCGCATCGGGCGGCAACGAACTGGACGATCTTCTCGGTGGACCGCCGAACCCGCAGCCCACGTTCCCCTCTGTGCAATCGGCAGCGGGACGAGTTGCCTCAGCCCTCGGTGGTGTGACGCAGGGCCAGCC